TCCTGTAATTGTGTTATTAGAATCGTCAGAATCGATTGAAGAAATATTCTCATTACCAATTTGATCTTCGTGTTCTCTTACTGCAGCAGTTAAGTTTGAAGCTGATGTTCCCATATTAGAAGCTGTAACATCTCCAACTTCATCGTGTAATTGCTCAAGAGCACCAGTGATAGTATCTTCACCAGATGCAATTTCAGTAATATCAATATTACCAATTTGGTCTTCGTGTTCTCTAATAGCAGTACTTACAGTTGAAGCTGTTGTACCCATTGCTCCTGCGGTAATTGTTCCAAGTTCAGCATCGTGTTCATTAATTGCTAGAACTAAGTCATTAGCAGCAGTTGTTAAACTTTCAACAGTACCAATATCATCTTGTAATTCGTTAATTGCAGCAACAAGATCTAAAGAGAAAACTTTAATTTGATTCGCGTTAGAAGCTGGAGTAGTTAATTGTATGTATGTTCCATAAGTATTATCAACAACAACTAAAGGTCCATGATTTGCTCCAGTAATTGTATCGCTACTACCCAATGCTCTAATTAAAGTTGAAGCACTAAAAGTACCGTTATAAGTTTTAACTCTTATAACGCCACCAGAGACAGAATGTAAAGTACCATACCAAGTAGAATTAGATTCAACAAGTGCCTGTGTGGCTTGAGAATCACCTTGATAAATTGTAACACCTTCTGTATAATTTGTAAGAGTAGGTGATCCAGTTTGAGTAATAGTCGCTTTGATATTTACTGAGTGGAATCCATTAGGACCCATTCCTTGAGTAAGTTCAGTACCACCATTATAGACTCTAGCAATAGCAACAGGGTATGATTCAGTTACGATTCGAATTATTTTTACAGCTGCTATTGTATCAGGAGAAGAAGCTCCAACTTTAAGATCAGCTGTTGTACTAAATGTACCAGAAGAATCTCTTACTAGAATTTTATCTGTAGTTGCTGATACAATGTAACCTTGCCAGCTTGGTGTTCCACTTGTTCCTTGATAAATAACAGCATCTTGTACATATGACGCTGCAAGCGAAGAAACAGATTCTAGAATAATATAACCAGCAGTATTATCAATAGTATGAGCTGGACTAGTCTCAAATCTACTAGTTTTAGCTGGAGACGAAGTATCAGGACCAGCAAAGAGAGTTTGACCTGCTGAAGCTGAATAGATATATGTCTTATCAGCCATTAACGCATTGAGTTGTTCGTTATCACCTAAGTGTAACGAAATCTCGTTTGACTTCTGTCTAAGTTTCTCTAGTGTATCCGTTTTATAAATTCTAGTTTCTTTGTTAGCCATTATTTTCCACCAATTAGTTTCTGTAGCATTTTCTTAATTTCAGCAACATCGCTCTTTAGATTATCTATATCTTTACTCTGTTGCATATCAAGTTTTTGTTTATTTTCATTCGCTTTAATCTGAGTTCTTCTAGATAGATAAGCATCGTTATTAGTATTTATAATAGCTTTAGTAGCGGTATCTCGCTCGAGGCCAGGATTGTCTTTTACTTTTAATTTTTTATTAGTCATAATATTTCCTATTAAGTAGCAGCAATCGCTCTTAAGTCTTTAACAGTTGGTGGTGTTGATGAATTTTGAGATCTTAAAACAATCTTAAATGCCATAGAACCAAAACTACCAGTAGGATCAATTGAATATTTAACTTCGTTATAAACACTATTATTATCGTTCGTTGGAATTGCATCCACTGGTAAAGCAGCAATCCAATTCAATGCATTAAAATCAATGTCAGAGCCAGAAGGTAAGGTTTTATAATATAGATCTATATCACTACCTGATGGTCTGTTTACTGAAAGAAACATATCAATAACATCAGCTTCTTCAGCCAAATCTATTTTCTTAGTTATATATTTAGAAAGTTCCGAACCGCCATAAGCATTCGTTTCTGCTACAGTTCCATTGCTACCAATTCTGTTTTGAACAGTAATAACTGATAATCTATTAGCATCAAGTACTGGAGTAAGGTGATCATGATCGCTTGTAAGAACTGCTTTCAGCGTAAACGTTTTAGCTCCACCAACTTCGTTAGCAGTTGAAGATATAACTCTTGGCGTTGGGAAGAACTGATTCATATTAGGCAATATTTCAACTGTGTCAGTTGCAGCATATGGAGTTTCAGAACCATCAATTGACTTTTGCGTAGTAGCTGTTAAGTAGTATCTAATATCAGTACCTGGAAGAATTACTTGAGCTGCTTGTAAATGACATACATCATAATGTCTATTTTCAGTAGCAGTTATATTTGCTCCACCGCCTGATCCGCTAGTACTAGCAACGTCGCTAGAGGTTGCAGTGATCGTATATGAATCATGAGTAATATTACTAATAGTGTGAGTACCATTAATATTAGTATTAGTAATTCCATTAAACGTTGATACACCAGCAATAATAACAGAAGACGATCCATGCATACCATGATTTTTATGTCTTACTGTAATTACGCCAGATCCACTTGTTGTTGATAGCGCATCAGGTTTTAACGATTTAACTTCAATGGTATCATTTACAAATGTTACTTCTTTATTACTAGTAAACTGTGCTCGATTAATAGTAAACTTAAGATCTCTGCTTTGATCTGGAGTCCAAGTAGAAGCATTTTGAGAAGTAAAGAACGACCCACCATGTGGTTGCTTATTAATTCTGTAATTAGTATTTGTTACATCAAAGCCACCCATTTCAGCAACCCAACATTCGTATTCGTCACAATCAGCTTGAACAACAATAGCATATTCTTGATCTTGCATTAAATATACTGGAGTTTCAAAAGTAAATGTAGTTGCAGTTGCTGCAGTTGCTGATGTATTTACACTAGCAGGATATAATTCAACTTCACTTCCTGGAACAACGATTTGAGTAGGAGTTCCGTTTTCTGTTGCAACAATACTGATTGATACTGGAATTTGAACATCGTCTCCAGCCTTTATGGTATATTTGCTTTTAAAGAATAAGTCAATTGAAGTTGCGTATATACCACCAGACTTTTCGATCAATATAGTTTGAGCTAAAGGATCTGACCAGGTAGTTGATGATCTACTAAACGTTTCACTAATAGTTCTATTATCGCTTAATCTAGACGTTTCCAATCTAGGAACCTTAGTGCTGGTAACAGTTCTTTGCGTTGATTCTATAAGACCTTGAGCATGAAACATAGTTTCAGCTGAAGTTCCTTCTGCTTGCTTATCATTAGCAGTAGAGTCTGATAATCTAAATTCCTTAGTACCAGTTTTAAATTTAATAGAAGCATTTCGTGGAATAATAAATGATCCAGTAATAGCACCTGTATTATCAGTAGTTAAAACTCCTGAAGATCCATCTGGATGCGAAGTCGCTCCAGAATAGTTAATTACGCTTGAAGTGTTAGACCATTCTTGATATGCTTCTTCTCTACAAAATGCTGTAACATTAATATCATTAAAGAATGCATATACTTTAGTTTTAGGTTTCATTCGTGATGCTTTAAAATATATCTTTCTAGATCTCATAAATGGTACAAAGTTAACTTCAACAATTCTATTACCACTTTCTCTTGTTACAGTATCGAATGCGACGTCAGTTCTTAAACCAGATCTAGACTGATTTGAAGTAACAGTTGTCGTTGTTAATGTGGTTGTACCAACACGCCCACCGCCAATCTGACCACGGTCTCTAAAGCCTCTTCCAGTAAAGTCCCACCAATTACCTCTACGGCCGCTTCTTCTAACTTCAGTAGAAACTTCAGTCTCTACTTGTCGGCCTGCCCAGTTAGTTTCCCATTCATTCCAAACTGTTCCTAAGATTCCATCTTCTTCAGCTCTTTGAACAAATTGATCATATTGGCCAGTGTCATCGATAATAATGTCTGGTCTTACGTCAGTTTCTTTCCATTCATCTGATTCTGGAGATAGTTGAACTCTACCATTCCAAGTAAATACATTGTATGGATTAACATTAACTGCAACAGAAGCATAAGGCTGTTTAGTGTGAATAACCTGACTATATGGTAGTGTCCAATTTGAACCAGTCTTTTGAGCTGTTCCTGCAATGCTAGGAGAAGTAATAAGATTTACATTTTTTGCTGGACATTCAGGTCTTAAAATACCATTTTCTTTATCAACAGACTCACTACATTCAGGGTGTGTCATATCAGCGATTGATTGATCTTTAAATGAATCTACGATAATACCATTTTTAAATCTGGTAAAACCACTCCCATCAACCATATGAACATCAGCAGCTGATTGCTCAAGTAAAGAAAGCGATGTATAGTATTCTATATTTTTAATTCTTTTATCAAGCTTACCAATATCTTGCATTGTGTAACGTTTGTTGTCTTTCATTTCCGGAATAATATCAGCTAAAGTAAATCCATAAGGCTTAAGCTTTAATTGATATAGGGTAAGACCATCTTCTTTATCTTCGGGTGGCTGTGGATATTCGGATGGAACACCTTTAATTATTTCAAATTCGCCATCGCGCTTAATAATAAGCTTGTCAATTCTAGGAAGATAGTAATTAATATCAGCAACTAATGCATGACCTACTTTAGGAGCTCCAGATAAACTTGATCCAGCGCTAGTAAAGTCATTAGCAACATCTGATTTTCTTGATCTAAAATCAATACAGTCTCTTAATTCTAAGTTAGCATTAGATCCAGAAAATGATGGAATGTTTGCATAATCTGCTGTAGGATACGAATCAACGCAGAAGTAATCTCCAGCACCATGAATATAATACTTAAATGTTACAACCATATTTCCTGTAGGAAGAGGGGCGGTACCACCAATTTTAACAATCTTACCTTCATCATAGAAGTTATCTCTTTGACCATTGTCAAGAGTAAAGTTTACAGTTTGATCTGTGCCACTAGAATCGACAATAGAAACAATTTCAATAATATCAGCTTTATTTAAATCATAAGAAGCTGCAGCTCCATTAGTAACATTTATTGTTTCTACTTGAGTTGTATTAGTTTTAGTTTTTGGCGCAATAGTCTTTTTAATCGTTGCTATTATTTTACAATTAATATTATTACCAACACCAATACCATTATTAAATGTTACACCAGTTGTACCATTACCAGTACCACTAACAATATTACCAGCAACTCCAGTTTTAACATCTTGGCCATCTGGCGCAATAATAATATCAGATACATCTTCAAATAATCCAACAGATGTTGATATCGCTAATGTTCCAGTTCCACTAGTTTGAGCAGTAAAAATTCGTTTAATAGAATACGTAGTATCTCTACTTGGATCAGCCAATGTTTTAATTGCTGATTGTGGTAATTTAAATACTGCTGTATTGTTACCAACATCTAATCTCTGACCAGCAACAGCAGTTACTAAATTAGCTTGAAAACCATATGTTGATTGTGATACGTTATCGACAGCGCTAAACGTGCCGGTCGACATCACAATATCAAAGAGGTATAGTCTTGCGTGATCTGAGAATGCTTCCATTCCACGGACTCTTGCTGTACCAACTGAAGCCCCAGAATCTTTAAGAGTAATCGGAGTAAAGTTTTCTAGATCTGGAACACCACGTAATCCAGTTAAATTTAATTTTATATAATTACCAATATTGATTTGCGTATTAGCTTCATTATAAAATCCAGTAGCATCTGACCCTCTAGGCTTATCAATGTCAATGTAAGTTGTTCCAACCTTATGGTTTCTATAACCTTGAACATAAGCAGTAGATGGTTCGATACCTAAGGCGATTTTATCAGCGCTTCCACCCTCGGCTGCTGTATATTTACCAAAGTTACCAGCACCATCATTTAAGTGTTCTAGAATTTCTAATTCAAATGGCTTAACAACATAATTACCAGACTCATCAAAGGTTCTCTGTGCAAGCCTTAGTGATAGTCCAGTATCTTCGGTCTTATCAGTTTTATCAACGCTTATAGATCCATTTTGAATTGTTAGTAATGTGATATACTTATCAATAGTTCTACTATCGATATTAATTGGCTGTTTAATTAAAGTTGTTAATACTTGATATCTGTTAGCGCCTGGAGCCGAAGTGTTTGGAACTCCTTGTGCATTATCAACCAACGTAGCATCGCTCGCTGAACTTACAATATTTTCAGCAACTTGTAGTCCAACGATATAAGAAGGATTAGACGTGTACTTATCTAAAATAAGAGTAGATGAAGGTACATATGTAAAACATCCAGATATAAAATAAACGCCTTCTGTTATAGAAACAGAAGAACCTTGACCTACAGGATTTGCAATAGTCGAAGCTGATCCTGTACCTGTATCTGCTCCACCACCAACCATTCCATATTTTACTGGATCTGCATTTGATGTAAATACTTCACCGGCAGCAAACTTTTCTACAGTATTATTTGTACCACCAGATTTTTGATATTTAATATAAAGTGTATCTGGATTACTAGCATCAGTAGCAGTAACTGCCTGTAAAACAGTTGCAGTTACCTGATTACCACTATTACCAGTACCAGTAATAACGCTGCCAACAAAGTTTTGTAAACCAGCTGAAGTATAGGCTGTACTACTATGAGTAAATGAAGCTTCAACTTTAATATAATCATATTCAACGTTAAGAGATAATTCTCCATTTACAACTCGTGAACCATCTTTAAAAGCGTATTGTCCATGCCTATCAATCTGAGCCTGCAAGGCCGATTGCATTTGAGTGAGTTCTCTAGCTTGTACTGCATATCCAGGACGAAACAGAATCCTATGATAGTTTTTAGCTTCATTGAAGTCGTCGTAGTATGGCGAGACTGAATAAGTTTTTATAGATGTTGTAGTCATATTTTCTCTCTTTTAAACTAATATTTATATTAGAATTCGATGATGATTTTTATATCTTCAATTTGTGAAGCAGTTCTATCAATCGGGTTTCTGTTTTCTAAGAATATAACATCACCACTATGAATATCTACTTCTGGATTAATGAGGAAATCGCCTGAAGCTGGTTTCGGCGTTCCTTGAGCTCCTGATGTTGCTCCAACAACTGCGCTTCCAGTAACAAAATTACCATACCCAGTTTTAGAATTTTGTAGATAATGTACATAACCAGTTCCACTATCAACTTCAACAACAAAGGCTTGTGCTAAAGTCGCGCCACTGCCTTGAGTGATTAGTTCATCAACTTGGAACGATGATGTTGTTGAACTAAAGCTTAATGCTGGAGTAGCTTTTAAAGTTGCAGCAGTTGAAATAGTAGCAGTTCCAAAATTAAATGGATTTTTTATTAACGTTATTTGTCTAAAGTCATTACCAGTTGTTAGGTCTCCGCCACCAGTTCCATCTAGTAACGTGTTAACAGCCGAGAAGAAACCACCAAGTTCTTTAACTGGGTCTGTTCCATGACCATTTTCAGGAGCGAGTACAGCCCGAGCTGTAGCATCAGAACCGCCGCCACCAGAAATTACAATATGAGCAGTAGAATAATCAGTACCTTTTGCAGTAACTGTAATTCCTGTTACAGCCCCACCAGAAACAGTAGCAGTAGCAGTTGCTCCTGTTCCAGCTCCAGTAATATAGACATTAGGAGCTGATGTATAACCAGTACCACTAGTTGCTGTTTCATTTCCAGCAGCATTGACTAGCTCAATCCTTTCAATACCTGCGGCAGTTGTAGAATCTCTTGAAGCTTTTTGGTTTAAGTACTGAGCATAATCACCTTCGGACAAAGCAGCTTCAGCCGTAGCATCATCAGCAAATGATTCAACATTAATAGTTTTAACAGGCATATAAGAAGTTGTAAGGAATTTTTCTGCATCGGCGACGGCTACCGTATACATATATTTCCAAATATAACCATCAGATTCCGCTGTTGGAGCAGTCAATGTTTGCGTTGGCTCTTGAGTAGAACCAGTTCCAGGAGAGTATATACATTTATATACTTTAAACTCTGATGTAATAACATAGAATGCTTTGTCAAACATATCTTCATCATTTGAGTCCCATTCAACATAGCTAGTACCAGTAGTCCAAGTATGTCTTGGAACGACGTGAGATACATCTGCAGCATTTAGCTTTTTCAACGCGAAGATGTTTTCTCTAGCTTCTACAAGACTATCAATAGTATCGTATGGAGTGAATGGTTCAGTATCAGTTGTGTCTGAAACTGTGTATGACCATGCATCTGTTTTACCAATTGCTACGAATACGCTTGAACCAGATACTGGTGTGTTAATATCGTCTTTGAAATTCTCTGCATTCAAAGTTCTGAATTTAGAAGTTACTATTGCCGTCATGATTATTTCCTATTAATTTGTGTGTACAAACGAGTTAACGTTATATTTATTTATATCACTTATCGAAGTACTTTGTAAATCTACGTTGCCTAATACCTCTAAAGTTTCATTAAAATCATAAAGCATATTATTGCTTAAGATATTTGTTTTTTGACTGTAATAGTCATTTCCTGGCTGGGTTCGATATCCAGCTGGAACTACTGTTACTTCATATCCACCCATGATTTTATCATTAGTTGGATTTGTTTCACTTACTGTCCAATTCTGACCAGATGTAAGAACACCTACTTGTAAGAGATTGCCATTGTATAATTTTCTTCCTCGAACTGATGCTACACTTTGAACAGGATTTGTAACTTTATTAAACTGTGGATCAATGCTAGTATGATTTAATTCTAATATACGAGTAACTTTCTGTTCTTTAACTCTATTTTCGTTCTTAGCTCTTGACGCAATATAAACTCCAGGAGTTATAACATAACCAAACCCTGCATTTGTTATAACAGCTGAAGCTATCTCAGAAGGAACTAATTGTACCTTGGCTGTCGCATTGCCGGCAATAGATATTGTAGGAACTTCGGTATATCCAGAACCAGGATTAATAATATTGATCCGCGATATAGAACCATTTTCAATATAAGCAATAGCAGTTGCGCCACTACCATTTCCGCCAGATATAACAACTGTAGGTTGGGTTGTATATCCAGTGCCAGTAGAAGTTATTTCGATTCTACTAACTGAAGTTGGTTGTAATGTATATTTACCGCTAGCTGTAACATTAGTTACTAATGGCACGCCAAGATTATCAACTGATGTTGGCGCATCAAATAATATGCCAGGAGGCGTTGAATATTTTTTAGTTGTATCTGGAACAACATTAATATTAGCAATCTTAGATAAATTTGGATTAGCTGCAACATTAGCAAAGGCAGAAGAATAATTAGCTCCAGCATTTGTAACTGTAGCTCCATTAATTCTACCTTTAGAATCAATAGTACATGTAACAACAGCTTGTGTTATCGTTTCACCAGTCTTTTCTACACCATTAACTATAATCGTTGGAGCTGTAGTATATCCAAATCCAGTATCTGCGATTTCAACTGCTGTTACTGTATTAGCTCCACTACCACTTTGAGGAACAGTTAAAGATAATCTTCCTGATCTATGTACATCCACGTATGTGAATGGAAGATATTGTGAAGCAAACATTTTAACAATAAGTGGAATATCTTCAAGACCAATAACACCAGGTTGTAGATCTGGCATCGATGATAATGTAAATCGATTGGTTCTTCCATAACCTTTAAAGCTTTCGCCTGTTAATTGATTATGCTTAGGACCACCAACATATCTTAATTCTCTTAGGAGTTTTTGATCATCTCCTAGCTCATCACGAGTAGCAAATAACTGAATTAAAATTTCAGCAAAGTATTTAAAACCTGCTGGGTGAACTAATCTATTATAGAAAAAATCCCATGATGATAAATTTTGACCAGTACGTATGAGATACGAGAATTTCTGATATCTTAAACTGTCTTGAATTTTAATCGTATCAGACAAGAAACCCTTTTTATCTAAATAGATACCACCCTTTGGAAGAGCTGGATTTATTTCCCAGTTACCTGATGATGGAATAAGCGTTTCATCCCATGGATATTCAACTTCAACTTCGTCATCAAATAATAGTCTAAAGAAAACTTCAATAGAATCTGACGAACCACGAATTTTATAATACTCTGTAATTGCTTTATAAAGATTTCTTTTATTAACTTGAATAGAACGAGGAACAACTGCAGCAATTTCTTTTTGTATAAGTTCTAGATACTGTGATGATGTCCTATCAATATCCATAGACTCTTCAATTGTATTAAGAACATATGAAGCACCTGGCCCAGCCCAATATTTTATTGGAGTTACAAGAGAAGCTGTTTTTGTATTATGAGACTCTAGACCTCTAACAGTAAATGTCTTACCAATAGCAGACCTCGTTGTAGCAAGAGACCCTGGAAGGTTATTACCATTTGTAATAAAAACATTACTGTCAGTCATTGGAAATGTTTCAATAACTCCAGCAGAATCAGTTAATGTAAGTACCGAGTTTGCGCCATCATCATCAGTAAAGAAATGATCGTTTTCATTCTTGGGATCATTAACTCTAAATACTGCTCGACCATCTAATACTACATCAGTGTATGTTTCTGTCTCTTGATATATAAACTCTTCTAAGTTCATATACGTATAATAAGCTTCTAATAATAGTTGTATGCCACCAGAATTTTCTAGTATCTCTGATGGTATTAGCTCTTCAGTTCTTAAATTTTCTTTAGTCTTTGCTTTCGCAGAAGCTACTGATTGAATATATCCTGGTGAGGATGTATCCGACGAGAAAAGCGTATTATTAGGATTATGAGTTCCAGCCATCTTATCTGAGCCTTGAAGTAGTTGTATAGTTAATCGTGCCCGAAGAACCTGATACAGAAATTGTATCGACGCTTGGAGTGATTTGTACTCTTAATGGATCAATAGCAATTAACTGATCTCTCTTTGGAGCTAAATCTAATGAATCTGGAACAACTGTAATTCTAATCACATTAACAGAATCATCGTCAGGAACAAAGTTATTTAAAGTAATTGTTCCTGTTGTTACATTAATAAGTCCAGCATCATTAATAACTGTTACATTTACTGAGTTTACAACTTTATAAACAATAACCTGTCTATCTGTAGATCCATCAATAGGAATATCACCAAAGAATACTTCTTCACCGCCATATTTCCACATTGTCGAAGAGATAATAAAGTTAGTAGAAGATCCTGAATTAAAGAATGGAGCTGTAAATTGTAAACTAAAATTATTGTCTTGTTGCGCGGCAAGTTTATTAGGAGTAATGTTCATAAACATATATGGTCTTACACTACTATTTTGAATAGAAGGATCAGCATTATCGATCGCTTTAAGTAATTGAGAATGCCTAAACACACCATCAAACTTATTAAGCTCGTTAAAGTTATAATCTGATACAGTATCTCGCACAACAGCTGTTAATTCAACAGATGATCTATCTGTTAAGTTTGGATTATATTTAAATGATACGTCTAATTCTAGATATGTAAAATTAGGATCAACGATAACTGGAGTAATAGATACAACACTCTTACCTTTAAGAATTGTATTCATAATTTCAGTTTTTTCGTTTACAGTTAATACTTCGTTAACCAATGGTTTAATTGCAATATAAACAGCACCATAATCAGGTGGATTATTATCTTCACCACCCCATGTAGAGATAGAATTAATATTTGTAAACTCTTTCTTGATGATTGCTCTGTAATCGTCTGATGTAACAGCTCTATTCTGGGAAGTAAATGTTAAGGGGGCGTTAAATCTTATAGATTCATTTGTTTCTTTTTCAGTACCACCTTGAGATTTAGCTAAAGTATTAATTGTAACATTTGAGTATCCACCAATGTTATCTACCATACTAAATACATTTGCACCATTCGAATCTTCACCATTTGTAAAGATATAATCTAGAGTTACGATATTATTGTTAAGAGGTTTCTTACCTGTTACTCCATCTCCAAAATATACTTCAAAGTATTCATTTGAATTTTCTTGTAAATAAAATACTCTGCTTGATGAATCAACATTAAGTAAAGATTCAAACTGTGTATAGTTATCATAAGATGTAGATTGCTCGTTTGCTTGAATAAGAACTCTAAGGGTTGACGTATCAGCATCATCATCTGATATTTGATACTTCTGATTTTCAATATCATTATCAACTCTATATAAAAGCTTTTTACGAGTACCCTCTACAATAATAACATTATCAAAAGTAAATGTATTACCATCTCCAGAAATAACAGCAGATTGTTCATTAAGGACTACATATCTATAGTTTCTTCCGTCAACTTGAGTAGTCAGCTTAGCACCACGAGGAAGAGTTAGTGTAGATGGAATAACACCAGACTCAGCAGAGACGTCTACTGTAATTGTAATAGTAGCTCGAGGTGCTAGAACTGAACGGGGTATGTAACCTAAGAGCTTAGCACGAGTAACAATGTTACCACGTATCTGAGCTGAATCTAAGAATGCTTCGTTTAAAGCAAAGTGAGCGGTCATAGCATTATAATGTGTATTATAAGCAAGCACGTCTAAAAGCGATGATAGACCAGATCCTTCAAAATCATAACTATTAAAACTTGATTGCGTCTTTAAATAGTTCTTAAGATTCTTTTTAATCTGATCAAAATCAAGTTCGGTTACATTTAAATTAGTTGCCATATCTTATTACCTTAAGCGTTTTAAAACGATCTCTACAGTTTCTTGAGTATCGTATTCTTTAATTCTAAATTTAACTAGAACTCTATATGAATTATTGTCTACTTCATCTACAATATTAATAAATATAAGTTCTACTCGTTGTTCGCCATCTACTATTGCTCTTGCTATATTTTCTCTTAAAGCTTGTTTTGTAATTTCATCTGCCGGTTCAAAGAGAAGAGCTCTCATATTAGCTCCAAGACCAAGAGCAAATGGTTTCTCATAGAAATTAGTTAAGAGTAAATTGCGTACGGCGTATTTAATAGCTCTATCATCTTTTAATGGTATAATATCATTACGTATTGGATGAAGAGTTAAGTTAAGATCAAGATCAGTCCAGGGCTTTAGTCGCGATGCAGACTGTACTCGCTTAAGATCGCCAAGAACTCCGCTTGGTCCAAGTACCTGACTGGATTTATCTGATAAATTTGTAGTAGAAGTAGACATATAACTATTTATACCTCTTTAGTTGCTAGACTAGCTTTTCGTCTTATAAGATATTCATTACATGCTGTTGTAAAATCTAATGCCTGACTAAATTTAGAATTATTTGCTTTAACAAGATTATAAGTTTCCTTCAATATCTGGCCTTCCTTTATAAAATCCCATTTAGCATCTGGATATTTAGAACTCAGAGTTTTTTGAGCAAGCCTTAGTTCTTCTTTTGTTCTACTATGTTTCTTATACGTGTTATAGTCTCCACCCGCAGATTCTATTGCTTCAACAAAAAGTTCTTCCCATGTACTATTATAAAAAAGTTGATTCTTTTTCTTTGATCCAAGTCCACTAAAGATATTTCCAGCTTTACCTGATGATGCAATATACCTAATGCTATTTCTCATAGATGTAGATAACAATGTTTTATTTAATTCTTCTAAGTCTTTAACTATTACTGGAGTAGGTTCAGGAGCAACAGGAGGTTCTTCAGGTACTTTAGGTTCACTTGGTTCTTCTTTTACTGTACCATCATCTTTAAGTTCCATATTAGGAACCAATGAACATATATCAGATTTAGCTGAAGTTATTAAAGAATCAGAAGTAGTCCCAGCGGGTAGACCTAATTTAGCGACTAAACTAGTTTCATCTAATCCAAGGTTACCTAATATACTATCTAGGTNAGGAAGAGCAGATCCAAACTTTGATTTAAGTTCGGCTATCTTACTCGTCACATCAATAGGATTAGTAGTACCAGATAAATCGTTTATCTTATCTTGAAGACTTTCAACAGCTGGAAGAGTAGGTTTAAATGTATCTAAGTCAGCTTTCATGGCAGTCAATTTAGATTGCATAGCCGCCAGCTGATCTTTACCTCCAGCTAAGAGACCATCTAATTCAGCCTGTTTAGCCTTTAAATCATCTAAGGCTTTATTATTACCACAACTCATTTATATCTCCTATGTTCCACTGATTGGTGCAGTTGTTGCTTGTGTTGCTGGACTTGGACTTGCTGATCCACCAGTACCTGGTACTTCTGTATGCTGATGAGTATGTAATGTAACGTTATTAGATGTAATATTACCTGCAGGTAGATCAATACTTCCATCAGGAGAATCTATAGTCATAGATGATGATGCATCTATATCTAATATACCAGTAACATTTGTTGTTTGGTTAGCACCGTATGTCTCTGTTACTGCGCCATCAATTGTTTCTGCAAGAGTACCAACAACACCGATTGTCTGATTTGTATTAACAGCAAGAGTATAATCGGCTAAGGATGTATGACTAAACGTACCAGCGTTCATAACACTCATATTATTCAAAACAGTTGTTGCCATATTATTTGTAATAGCAGAAGTAAAATCATTACCAACAGTTAANAGCTTATCGTTTATAATATTAGTAGTAGAGTTATTCATAACACTTAGGTTATCATCCACACCAANATTAATAGATCGGCTACGGACGATTTCAGCCTCATGATTACCACCAATCTTCTGTTGTAAGGAACCTTTGATATTCATAGTCATATCTTTCTCGACCTGAAGATGATAGTTACCATAGACCATCTGTCTTAAATCGCCATCGACAGTCATAGAACAATTACCTTTAATATGGATATTCTTATTATCGAATACAACTTCATAGTCATCACCGACTATTTTAACCTGGCGAGTTCCGTCAGTATAGATCTCTTCATAAGAACCAGATGTATGCATACGATGAGTACGTTCATTACCTGGAGTATCGTCAATTTCTGTTATATGACCTGCTTCTGACTGATTAACTTTATTATATGGATAATCAGGTATATGACCATTCATAGGAGGTAATTCTTTCCATGGAGTCTCAGCATAATAAGCGTCAGCCTTATCCTCGGATACAGAAGGAATTTTAGCAGGAACCGCAACCTGAATATCGGAAGGAGAGGAACCTTGGACNCGAGTATCATATTGGCTAGAGGCGGAATACTTATCCTGGCGACCTGCAAAGTTTATATCTGATTCATTCTGATATTCTGATAAAGGATAATGATCTCCCGTAAAGCCTAATGACTTGGATCGAGGAGAATTTTGAGAAGCGATTGTACCCATGATAATAGGATCTTGAGCTGATACACCATCTCTAAAGAAACCGACTACCCATGAACCTTCCATTAAACCGTGAGGCGTATCTCCTATACCAGAAGTACCAGAGGAAGTTGTTGGTAACATAACAGTAGCCCATGGTAGATGGTCAACATCTATAGTACCTTTATTCTCTGTATGGAAACCAAAACATCTGACTTTTACTCTGTTCATTTCTAAAGGATCGAATCGATCTTCCACTACACCGGTAAACCATGTAAATCCACCACCTATAAACTGATCCATTCTATTCATTATTTAGCGCTCCCTTTCCGAGCCATTTTTTCGGCGGAAAAATTTTTTTGATGTGTTTCTGTCAGAATTATTTTCAGCATATTACTTATCTCTTTCTTGTATATTATCTAATGACTCTATAAAGGAATCTTTCTTTAAGAGTAACTTCATACGATACTCGTCTTTAAAGTCATGTACTATAGAAGATACTATATACTTACCAGATAAGAACAAATCTTTACCTCTCTTAGTATCTCCAGCATCAACTGATTTAACTATGTTTATATCTATAGTCATACCAACAGAGAGATTAAAGTCTCCGTATATCTCAACGTTTAACTCGAGAGAATCCATATTCTGTATATAAGCATTCGCTGCGAGTATATCTGAGTTCGCTGGTGCCTGGTAACTAGAGCCCCCTGATACGGCCTGGGAGTTAAGACTGATATAAAAGTTAGTCGAATCCCTATGTTCATCTAAGGGTCTCTCTTGCACCTGACTCCCTTTAGGTAATACCCCATTGGCATTAAGGCGTAGCTTAGAATCACTGTATGAGTACGTCTGTGTATCGTACGACTTAGTAGCAATATCTATAGTATGTAATGTAGATGAATAAGCTCCAGCACCTAGGTTCATATACTGACTCATATTGAATTCAGATGATAACGTTAATATCTTCCGAGCAAGTAACTTATTGTTCTCTTCACTACCAACTATAGTATTAATCTGAGGAGCGTACGTATACTCTCTATAGGATTCCTTATTAATAATGTTCTCAAACGAATTAAAATGTATACCATCACCAAGAGTCTCATAGAAGAAGAACGGCGTACCATTGTCATAGGATCTCCTTGCTAACCAATTAATAAGGTACATAGGTCTCATACGTGGATATACACCTACTATAGTCTGTTTCGTCTCTGTATTAATAGATAGATTCTTCTCATCTATAGACAACTCATCTATACAGATATTCTTTATAAGCTTACCTGTTACATCACTAAACGGCTTAGATATCGTCTTAGACTGACTGATATAGGCATGCTCTGAGACTACTCTGAATACATACGTCGCTGTACCTGGACTGAGTTTAGCGTAACTATGTATCTCTGCGATCCTGAATTTGTGCGAGTATTTGTCCTGTTGACCATCTTGGAGCCGTCTCTTCAGTACTAGGTGTAGTCCCTCCCCACTCACACATTTCACTTTTTCAAGCAGTTGGGCAGCATCTAATATAGATACCTCACCTTGCAAACTACCACTATAGAGAGACTCTTCTATAGAGAGAGATGCTATAAGATCTACTATATTATACTCTGTTCCATTACTACAAGTAAGTATAGCTTCTTGTAACTCATAAGATGATGGTGATATAGCTTCTGATCCATTAGCAAGTTTACTATTATATCTAGACATTGTTTATTATTGCCTCATATTTTTCTACAAAGTCTGTTATATACTTTGGATCTATTACTCTCATCTTTGATCTTGCTTCGTTACTCGTAAAGAGATGATTCCTATGAGTATGAAAGGAAAGTTCTCCACTCGGCTCTCCACCAGTAATAAATATTCCGTTCGTTTGCAACCTTTTATCTGGATCATCTGTTCTATAGTAGTTATGGGGTGCATCGATATACTTATAGACATCATATGTATTAACGCTATCGTCTGAAAGAGATCCGGTTATAGATTCTGTCGCATTAGATGGTCCTGGGGCTGAATTTCCTATGAATGATCCTACAACATTTTGCAAGACTAACTGATTCATATCGAGATTCTTCTTTACTATAATACCTGTTGCACCTGACGTCGTTCCTGTTACTGTTTCTCCTAACTGAAATCGTCCTGCTAAGCTATTAGGATAGGATGATATCACTCCAGGATCTCCTGTCTCATCTACATANGGATTCGTTGTAATGACTACNCCCTCATATTCTTGTTTCATATACGCTTGAAGCTTCTCTTGACTCATCGGCCATGCAGCAAGTCCGTCATGAAGGAAATCGTTAATAACGAAGAACGTCCAATAGAACTGAGTAGTACCATATAAGCGTTGCGATACGATATCAGGTCGTTCGCCATTCTTTATATCATAGAAGCTATACGCATTAAGATCATCAAGGTAAGCTTTGAGTGGTCTTGCACTTCTATAGATATCGACTACTGTCTGTTTGATACCATTACGATCGAAATCATAAGGTAGCTTAGGAAACTGTCTAAAGTAACTCATATTATCCTCCCACTATATTAGATACGTTTACTTCTTTATTCTGATTAAGGCTATCTGGAGTATCGCCAACAACATGACCGGCTGATTCGTATCCATCTATATAGTTAAGACCTGATCCATATAGATCATCTCTTGTAATTGCCCGTACCTCTTGGAATGATAATGTAAGATCTATTTCTACTGGTGCAGCTCCTAGCTTACCGTCGTTTGCATGAAAGGAATTACCTGTCGCATTATAGCTTGCAGTCATTCCAGTAAGGTATGTATCTATGATTCTTGGCATATACTTATTGACCTTACCACCAGCCATGAATTTGATACGAAACGTAGGTGGATACTCTAACGATCCTGCACCTATATCCTTTGGATACATATACTTTCTAAACGCATTTTCTATATCATGAGCTGTTACTGATTCTGCAGCTGATGTAGGTACAAGTTTGAATGCAAACTCGAATTGTCTTACATTGACTCCTTCGAATGTCGTTGCAGTATAGGGATTAACTATCAATCCACTCTTCAGTTCAGCACTTGCTGCAAGATTTGCACCACCCCCGCTCTTGAATGCTTTTGTAGTAGCAGCTATAATGTCAGCTCCTCCTACTTCTCCACCTCCTGATGCTGCAGTTGAAATAGCACCGCCAACTCCTAATTCAGCAGACCCGTAGTTCATACCGTCATTAGATCCTATACCCACTGGGACGAACAAGTGAATCTGAGTGAACTCAGGAACTCCTTTTCTTGCCATTGAAAATGATACGTGTGGAAATCCATCTTCGGATACTTTTGACCTGAGTGTCTCAGGGAATGTTAAGATTGTCATGTGTTTGTCTACCTATATAAATACTAATACATTAATAACTATAGAACTATTTATATGGCTTACGCAAGCGCTTACAAGGGTAAGTACACAGTAAAGAACAAAAAGAAATATGCTGGAGATCCTACTAAGGTAACATATAGATCCCTATGGGAACGTAATGCAATGAGATGGGCTGAGGCTAATCCACAGATAGTTCGATGGAATAGCGAAGAGATTGTTATACCATATAAGTGCAACACTGATGGTCGAATACATAGATACTTTGTTGATATGCTGATTGAGATGACTAATGGTGAAGTTATCCTTGTTGAAATCAAACCTAAGAAGCAGACTATACCACCTAAGAGTACTCGTAAGAAGACTAAGAAGTATCTTGCTGAAGTTACTACATATATTAAGAACACATCTAAATGGACTGCGGCTCAGCACTATGCTAAGTCACGTGGATGGAAGTTTCAGATATGGACTGAGGACACCTTGAAAAATATCGGTGTTAAGATGATTAACGAATCGAAGAAGAGTTATAAATAGTTATATGGCAAATTCACTTTTTGATACACTACAATCGCAAGCATTTAGAGCTGGGGTAACACCTAGGACTAAGGATGCTCAAAACTGGTTTAAGCGCAACGTTAAGAAGTTGGGTGATACCAATCCAAGAACAGTGCTTAAGGATACTGCATTAGAACCTACAACAAATCCAAGAGTTGGCGATATGATGATGTATTTCTATGATCCTAAGCACAAAGCAACTCTACCATACTATGATAGATTCCCTCTAGCAATCATGGTAGAACCCGCACCTGGTGGTTTCTATGGACTGAACTTGCACTATCTATCACCAGGAGTACGTGCTCGGTTCTTAGATGCAATGATGGACTTAGCCCCTAAGACTATGAATGATACTACACGATTGCAGAAACTACGTTATGCAACTATAGTTGGTGCTAAGAAATATAAAGAATTTGCACCATGTTTTAAGCATTACTTAATGGACCATGTTAAGTCACGTATAGTACGTGTCCCTATGACTGAATGGCCTATTGCAATATTCTTACCAACAGAACAGTTCAAAGGCGTTAAAGCAGAATCTGTTTGGAGATACTCAAGGAAACAATACGCATCATGAACAGTATAGACAACCTAAAGGCAACTATAGCAAAGAAAGGCGGAGTTGCAATGCAAAACCGCTTTAATGTATTCTTTACTCCTCCAACAGCCAACAGCGTTAGGTCATTACTTAATCAGGATACTAGTAGTTTGATTGGTGACCTTGCAAAGAATGCTATTAGTGGTGGATCACCAAAGAATCTTATACCAGATCCAAGAGATATTGCAATACTATGCGAATCAGTTAGTCTTCCTGGTCGGCAGATTACAACAATAGATTATACTGCCGAACGTCAAGCAATTAAGATTCCATACTCTATTATTAATGAAGATATTAGTATGACATTTATTCTTACTAATGACTACTATATCAAAAAGATGTTTGATGCATGGGCAACAGGTATCTTTGACGTTGAGAAGTATAGAGCAGGCTACAAAAAAGATTTTACGACTGATATTGTTATACAACAATTAAATCAGCAAAATATTCCAATCTATAGTGTAAGATTAGAGGGTGCATTCCCTGTTACTATAGGTGCGATAAATCTGGATAACAATAGTGAGAACACTATCCAGAAAATGACAGTGACTTTGAGTTACGAAAACTATGTACCAGAGGATATAGTAGATACAGCTTTATCTACAGCAAGTATCGCTGCTGCAACACTTGGTATTTAATATAATTTAAGTATATAATTAGGAGAATAGAATGGCATTACCAAAACTAGATAGCTCACGGTTTGAGACCGTGATACCCTCAACAGGACAAAAGGTAACATATAGACCTTATCTTGTTAAGGAAGAAAAGATATTAATGATGGCTATGGAGACAAGCGATCAAAAACAAATTGTAAGAGCAACAAAGGATATTATTAAGTCATGTGTATTTGATGATATCGATGTTAATAAGTTAGCAGTATTTGATGTAGAACATATGTTCCTAGAACTACGATCTAAATCAGTTGGTGAAAGCATTAACCTTAAAGTTAAATGTGATTCATGCGAACATGCAAATGATTATACTATTGATTTTAGTGATATTAATGTTGAGGTACCTGAATCAAATAACGTTATTATGATTACAGATGATGTTGGACTTACTATGCGTTACCCATCATTTGATGACGTTTCTGCTATAGAAAGTAATACTGAAGAAACAGTAGAAACAGCATTTAGTATCATACANGCTTGTATTGAGAATATATTTGACGAAGAAGGAGTATATCTTGCAAAAGATGAGGGTCCTAAAAAGGTTAGAGAGTTTGTTGAATCAATGTCCTCTAGTCAATTTGTAAAGATTCAAGATTTCTTTGAGAATATGCCAGCACTTAAGTCTGTTATAGAATACAAATGCTCATCATGTGGTGTGGATAACAAGACTGAGTTGAGGGGACTACAAAGTTTTTTTACATAGGCCTCTCTCATGATAGTTTAGTCAATCATTATAAGACTAACTTTACGATGATGCAACATCATCAATATAGCCTAACAGAGCTAGATAATATGTTGCCGTGGGAGAGGGAAATATACATTGCTCTTCTGCAAGATTGGATTAAAGAAGAGAACGAACGAATTAAGAAGGAACAAAGGAGATAATAATGTCTGAAGAATTGGAAAAGATCCATCACCCAGCAGATAGTAATGGCGATGGTAAGGTATCTAAAGCAGAAGAAGCTATGTACCTTGAATTTAAACGTAAAGAGCTTGATGATCAAGATGCTATGCGTGATGCACAACGTAAAATGACATGGTTTGCATTAGGTGGTTTATTACTATATCCATTTGCTGTAGTACTTGCAACTTTGGTTGGTTTAGATGAAGCACAAAAGACATTAGGAAGTATGGCACCAACATACTTTGTAGCTGTTGCTGGTATAGTTGCTGCGTTCTTTGGAACACAGAACTTTGGTAACAAAAAATAAAGGTAGACACTCATGGCTAAAGACGCAGAACAACAAGGCGAAGATCGTAACAATAAACTAGATCAGCTTATACAAACGATGGTTAAAGCGAAAGAAGAAGAGCAGGCAGCTGCAGAATCTATTGAATCGCAAACTAAACTATCAGCTGTATTGCAAGAGAAAGGTAATGACCTAACATCTGAACAAACTCGTGAGTTTGAAAAGTTATTGGCTACTCTTTCTGGCGATTCTGGTCTTAAAGCCGAAGAACGTAAAGAAGCTAATGCAAGAGCTCAGCAACTAATCGATATTCTTGGTGATATTGCTGACAATACTAAAGATCTTGGTAAGATCGATAGTGTTGCAGAAGGAGCTTTTACTAGTCTATTGTCTATTCCCACGATCTTACTTGGCCTTTCTGCTGGTGTTGTTTTTGGTATTACTGAATCATTTGTTAAACTAGGTAAGATATTAACTAAAGGCGTTCTTAAAGCTGTGGGACCAATAGTTAAGTCAGTATTACGTTTATGGAAAACACTCTTTGGTGGAGTCTTTAAACTACTCAATAAGATACCCTTTGTCAAATCGTTTACTTCAGCTATAGGTGGATTCTTTAAGTCGTTTAACGCTGGTTTTGTTGCTAGGACTAGTAATATTGGTAAATCAATTGCTAGTACATTTAAGGTAGTTACTAATAGTTTAAAGAATATGAAAGCCGCATTTGCAGCCGGTTTCTCTGGATTAAAAGTGTTTAGAACTGCCACTGGTCAGTTTGGTAAGCTTGGATTCTTTGGTAAGATGGGTAAGTTATTAGGTACTCTTGCTAAACCGTTTAAAGCTATGGCAGGTATGCTAAGATCATTTAAAGCATACGTATTAGCGCCGGTAGATGGAATTAAAAACGCACTTAGTTCTATTAAAGCTTTAGTTCCTAGTGGTGGCTCTAGTAAATCAATGAAAGCTGTTGGTGAAGTCATTGGTAGAGTAATGAAAATAATGAGAAGCGTTACTAAAGCGGCATTTGGCTTTGGTAGAATACTTGGTCGATTATTTGTTCCAATTACGGTTCTTATGAGTGTATTTGATACATTCAAAGGCGCATTGTCTGGTTTCGATAAGTATAAAGACAAAGGATTTCTTGAAGGTATTATTGGCGGACTATTTGGTGGTATATCTGGATTGCTTACTGGTTTAATTGGTATGCCTCTTGATCTATTAAAGAGTGGAGTAAGCTGGATTGCTTCGAAGTTAGGCTTTGAGAACTTCGCTGAACAACTTAATTCATTCTCATTCTCTGATATGATCAGCAATCTATTTACTTCTATTACTGATACTATTGTAGGGTTTATTGGTAGTATTAAGGATTCTATTGCTGACATTGGTATTGGTGCTACAATAGCAAATGTAGGCTTTGAATTGCTAAAGATCTTTAAGAAGATCGCTACCTTTCCACTTGCAGTTGCTGCGGGTGCTGTGGCTGGATTAGCCGCCGCTTGGCCGGGTGGTGATACTCCGGGTGAGGCCTTTATGAAAGGATTTAATAAAGTACAATCCTTTGGTGATGCCCAAATCGATTCTATGAAAATTCAAGGTGATGGTATGAATGAGAAAGGCGAAGAGATTAAGACTACATCAGCTGAGAATGCGCAAGGACAAGCAAATCTAGCAAGCCTTAGAGCATCAAATAGTACAGTAGCTGTAGCTGATAATAGTAAGAAGTCTACTGTTCAAAATACAATAGTCAATACCCAACCTAAAAATAGAGTTGGCGATACTCTCCAAAACGCTTATGGCTAAATAACCTATAGAAGTAAGAGATAAAAAAAGGGACCCCGAAGGATCCCTTGAGTGCCACACACTTTATCAGATATGCTCCAGACTGAACTGGGGTGGCCTTGTGGGCGGTATGGTATCAAAGCTTCCCGCTAAGCCCATACTCTTATTATTGCATATTAGCCCTGTTGAGCTAGCTTGTCAAAGTAGGACAACGTATCCTCTTCNCCTTCATCACTAGAACTCATATATGCCGATTCAGCGGCTGGCATTGTTGGTTGTTCAACAACTGGAGCTGATTGCATCATGGAATTATTATCCATAGAGATGTGACCAGCGTCGACGCCTAGTACNTTATTCAACTTAGCTTTGAGTTCATCATATGACTTATAGTTCTTAGGGTCAATAAAGTCAGCCAAAGAATGTAGTTTGTTGTATACACCCTCAAGTTGTTCTTCATCTCCACCCATAAGAGGGGCAGCCTTCGCAAACTCTGACTTATCATAGTTTACCCAACCTTCGACTTTACGAATTTTAATCTTAAAGTCAGCGCCTTCCCAGAAGTCGTATGGATTTACTGGTTGTTCATCTGCAAATTGTGGCTGCATTACATCCATGATTTTATCAAAGATCTTTTTACCAAACTTGTATACGAATACCTTACCTTCATTCTGAGGATTAGATGGATCAGATACGACTAGCACATTACTCACATAATGTAACCTACGCTTACGATCACGGGCTAATGCTTTATCCTCATCATGACCAGAGTTCCATAGTAAACCATTTGATTCACTAACAGGATCATCTTGTCCAATTGAAGTTCGGCTATTTTCAATGTACCAAAGACCGGTAGGACCTTTAAAGCCATGATCCCAATACCTTACCCAAGGAAGGTCTTCACCCTCTTTAGCTGGTAAAAATCTGACTACGGCATAGCCGTTTCCTGCCTTATCTCTAGTAGGTTTCCAAAACCGATCATCATCATAGTTCTTTGATTCAGTTTTAGTAGATACAGCTTCCGCTGCTTTTACGAGTTGGTCGATTGACGAGCCTCGCGAGCTCTTTAGGTTTGCAAATGACATTTTATATCTCCGTATTGCGTTGTATTACGACAAAATTGTCGTTTCTATTGTATTTCACATAATGCATAATATAAGTTATATTATAACACATTTTCATGCGTTTGTAAACGTTTTTTGTAATAAATTTATACATTTATCACGACTAAAGTTTACGAATGGACTATACTTTTCGATCTTCCGTTTAGTATCCGGCCACATAATAGTGTCCGATATCCTTACAGATTCTCTAGGTACAAATCCAAAAATNGCATTAAGAATAACAACAGTCTCTAAACTAATCTCTTCTTGCAACCATAGTTTAACGAGAGGAGGTAGTTGACCATCAACAGATTGAAACAATCCATCAAATAAAACATCCTCTTCTCGTAATCTATTTATATCAACTGAAAACACTCTATGAATACTTTCTTGTATTCTTTGATGTTCTTTATAGTTCCTTTCGCCATCGTCATCCATCATGTCACCAACGTAACTCAGACCCATTTTAAAGTTAGAGATATAGTAATCCTTTAGATTACCATTGTGTTTCTTAGCTAGCTTAGCAAAGAAGTACTTATCTCTTCGTTTAAAGAATGTCTTTTGACTGACGTTAGACTTAAAGTTATATTTAACAGCATCGTAGCCAGACTCAAAGTGTAGCTTTAACGCGTTATATAACTTATATGATTCAAACGGATCCATTACTAAGCCATGACTCCTTCGTACAAAGCTTCCACATCTTCGATCTCACCTAGGATTTCAGATAGGTTTTGCTTATGGTAGATGGTTGACATCTTTCTCAAGTGCTTCTTATCAATTTCAACATCTTCACAACATGAATCTACAGCTTCTTTAATAAAATCTTTTTGTGCTTGGATCAAAGTCATAGCATTACTGATTTCAATAATACAGTCTTTGATTCGCTTAACATCTGCTGGTGATGATGGTATAATAACGTTACTCATAATATTCTCCTAAATGGGTAGTTGATTACCCTTTTTGCCTCTAATTAAATTAAGTCTTATTGCTTCAGCTTCCATCTTATCTTTGAGTGAATCTGTTAATAGTTTCTTTAGATTACTATAGTCCATACCCCTCTCTTCAATAATATAAGTTGCTGCATCTATATAAGATATATTTCCCTTTACAACTAGTTGTTCAACGGCAGTTGAGAACCGCTTCTTTGTCATAATTTTTTGTTCTAAATCAATGATCATAGCACCCTGAGTAATATGCAATCGGCACTTATTCTACCATTAGGTTCACTGATCTTAGTAGTAACAGTATCCCAAACTAATTTGTCGATTTGCTTGATTGATTTATTTAAAATAAGTGGCAGTATTTCTCCTGGCTTTCTAAGAGTTGTTTGTTTACTCCCGTCACCAATATTTTTAATGGTAGTACCACTTACCTCAAACCCTTTTAATGATTCTGTAGCATATTGAATCAACTTTTTATTCTTCGTATTGTACACGAACAATGTATGTTTACCAGGAATCATAACTGGATTAATAGAACTCACCTTATCGTCAAAACTATCAGTGCGATATTTAAGGTTCTTTACTTGTACATCAGACGCTTTAGGCGTTTTAGCTCTTGGAACTTTAGCTGCTTTATTGGCAGTCTTTAACTGTTCTAAATCACTAAAGATACCTTCCATAACTTTAAGCATTTTATTCTGCTTACGCTTNGTGATATGACTATAAGCTTCAACGCATTGATCACACTTATTGTCATATGCGTCTTTGATTGGTTGATATTCANACATCACCATATCTTTAAACATATTAATAGATGAGCCTTTAAGATCATATGTCTTAAACAACTTAAACACATCGATGCTTTGAGTGTATTTTTCATCAACCCACCCATCAACGATTTCATCCCAATCTACAGCAATAGTTTCGTTGATTTTATCTCTTTGTCTTTGTTGAACTGATATCACAACCTTTTCTGCAGGAGCAGCAACTTCTTCTTCTACAGCAGCTTGTGCTTTGATATAGATTTCATTAAGCTCTTCTTTCCATCGAGTCATTTCAGGCTTAGTATACTCGTAGCCTCTTTGCCAAAGCTTTGCAACTTTACCTAGTTTACCAGTAAGTTCCCAATCCTTGAGCTTTTTAAGAGTTTTAATTTTATCTTTATCGTACTTGCAGACTTCAGTAGCAAAAGATAGCATAGGATCAATATAGTCTTTAGGCTTATAGAAGTAGTTATACCAAGCAGCAGCTTTACTCCACATAGCTAGTCGTTTATCAACGTCTTTGGCTGTTTCACCTTTTTGAAAGACCGGCTCTGCACCCATCTTAATTTCGTCAATAGAACTTCTGTTTTTGCGGCCTTTAACTCTAGCCTTTTCTAACGCTTTACTCGCCATAATCTACTCCTTTTATAATATAGATCTATTATAACATACTTTACTACGAATGTAAACAATTATTTTCAATTAATCCCTTTCATAGTTTTTAATGCCTGAAACATAGTTTTCTGCNGCTGACTCGGCATACAGTTCATTATGTCCTTTATACCACTCAATGCCTAGAGATTCGCCATCAATATACATTCGAATGCCAAAGCTAGGACTTTCTCCAAACGAACGTAGTACATCGGCTTTACGATTTTTGAATTTATCTGAGCCGTAAAACTCACTAAGTAGCATGCTATTTGCCATCGTCTTCTCCTAATTTATTACCATAATAGTCGTGTGTTCCAGCATCAAAGTTTTTACGTCTTATTGCTTGTTCTTCTGATGCTATAATTGATGAGGTTATTCCAAACCAAATAATAAACACTGAAATTACTGTTGCGATTGCTATTTCTATGATTTCCATAGTTACTTTCCTATATGTTCCACATCGTTACGTGGAATTACTTGATATGCTCCTTTATTATACGCTGGAGCTACTGTGAAATTCTTGGATTCTGTTGCTTTCCAAGAGGTGTCTTCTGGAGTTTGATATTTAGATTCTCCAGTAAAAGATCGATACTTTTTATTGAATTCTTCCATTCTAAGTTCAGCTAAAGACTTTTCGACCTTAAGTGGTTTAAACACTTGCTTGGTTTTACGCACTGTCTTAAGAGCTTTACTCTTTCTTTTACGACCCGATGGGGTGTAGTTTATAGATCCAATATAGTTCATAATTTGCTAGGTGCTTCTAGTAAGAGAGTTGCCATAGGCTTTGATTCTTCAACTGTTACAATAGTACCATCATGGTACTCACGAGTTATTAATCCACTGTTAAAAGCTTTTTCGATATAACCCTTTTCGCCTAAGATGTATTGACATTGCGCGGCCCAAACTTCAACAGCTTGTTTACGCAAGATTGATTGAACTTCTTCAGTATACTCAGTCATAGCTTAGTTATCCCAATCGTTTTTCATTTCGTTGTATGCATCCATGTAAGAAGATCCCGCAATATAGTCTTGGGTTTCTTTATCGGTGTAGTACATGTTTTCTTCCTTGAAACATTCTAGACTACTAGGAGCTTGATGACCAGCTTTTTTAACAGACTTGGTAAGCTTGTTATAATGGTCTTTTGGCTTAGAGTAAACCTTAGTTACTGCAGCTTTAAACTGTTTCTTTTGCTTAGCTTTTTCTGCAGCTGCTTTGATCATTGCCATTCTATCCATAATCTTTTCCTTTCTTTATCATTTAATATAGGTATATTATATCATAGTTTACAGTGTTTGTAAACGTTTATTTTCACTTATTTTAAATTTCTTCAACAGTAATTTTGTACTTCTTACCGTTAACGTCAGCGCATTCAATGGTCTTTGTTGTTGTTTGCATCCAGCCTTCTTTATGCAAGTCCATTGATATTTTACCAACATAATCCATTAAGCCATTGGTAGCATGTAAATCGCTTGTAAGAGCTGGCTTAATAATAGTATGGGCAATGTAGTCACAATACGCCATTGTGGTACTCATTACTCTTCGCCTCCTAATTGATCCCAGCAAGCTGGAGTACAGCCACTGATCAGAAACTCTCTTTCGTCCGCAGATGCTTGTGGCATAGCATCTTGAATAAGCATACCATTTTGCCACAACTCGACTTGTTCAACTGTCGCATTGATAGCCATAGTGTTGGTTTGACCAGTAACTGGAGATTCTTTTTGCCATATTAACATATTAAAGTACCCATACTTTGTTGTATTTAGAAGGAAGGTTATCACAAGAATAAAGATCGTCTTCAGCGTAATTAAGAACTCTTACGCATTCGCCTGTTGAGTTACTATAGTGGACATCTGGTCGATCAAGAACAGTATCAACTGTATCGACTAACAATGCAAGAAGTAAAGCTCCAGCTAAACCCCATGTAATTGCAGTGAATTTTTCAGTTTTACTTAATGACATATTATACTGCCTCCAAAAGAGTTAAAGGACAATCCCAAAGGCCACCATCGATTCTAACAATTGCCTTTTTGACTTTGATTTTTTCGATCACTCCAGTTCTCTTACCGTGTCGACCATTGACGCTAACAGTATCACCAACATTAAGACCAGCTTTAATTGAGAAAGCTTTAACATCACGTAGCTGGCGCTGCTTGAGCTTTATTAAATTAATTACTTCGTTCATTTCTTCAGTAGAACTGATGGAGTTGATCGCATTTAAGATTGATTTTTTCATAGTATATTTCCTTTTCAGCATTATTTAATATAGGTATATTGTATCATAGTCTGAGAGCATTGTAAACGACCTGAGTGAAAATAATTCACTTTTTTTAGATCATTTAGTTATAACCAGCACTTTTGATATAACTCTTCTTCACGACGGTATGCTTCTTTTTCCCAAGGAGCATTCTCATATTTGTAGTTACGTGGCTTACGTCCTTTCCATGATTGATTGTAACCATTGAGTTCGCCTCTAATATATTGCTTAGCATGTACCATCTCATGAGCTAGTGTTTGCATCATCATTTCATAGGGTATAACCTCACCATCTGAAGTACGAGCTATGTTTATTTCAGCATAGCCTTCGTCTTTACAGCCCCAGCAGAGACCCTGACTTTCATTGTCTAGCTTTGTTTTGAATTTGACAAAGATAATCTTTGACCACATGCGATTAATACCAAGTTCTTTAGCTAGTGATTCAATGTAACGACCAACTCTAGCCTTTTCTTTGATTCTGCCTGAGATTTTAATATGTGGCATGTAACCTTCCTTATCAATTTATATAGCTATTGTATCATACATTTGATTATTTGTACACCTTTTTTTCACTTTTTTTAGATCATTTAGGAATAAGGATATAACTAAATGATCTAAATTAAATTTATGATTCCCATATTAGAGTTTTAAGTTTTTTTTCAGTTGGGATAAACCCAAGTGTTTGTTGGATTAATTCTTCGAGGTGATCAAAATTACCAGAAGAGAATTGAATGAGTTGTTTAGAGGCTTTAGATTTAATAAGTTTGTAAGTACAACCATGTGAAATTGCAAATTGGTTAAGTAAGTCTAGAGATTTAGTAGGGATGTGAAGTTGTGTGTTATAGACCATGCTTCTTTCCTTTCATTTGATTAGGGGTATATTATACTATACTTTGGGACGTTTGTAAACGTTTAATTCACTTATTTTTAGATCATTTTGTTATATAGACTATAACTTTGGTGAATATATGGTTATAAGCTCTTCTTTACCCTTAACCTTGATTTTGCCTATTTCTTCGCATTTATACTCATCTGGAAGCTGTTCTTGAGTATATGACGAGATGATTGTCTTATAGTCTACATACTCATGTCGTGCGGCAGTTGCTTCGAGACGGGCTGCAAGATTGACTGCATCTCCAATGACTGAGTAATCGAATCTGGATTCAGAACCCATGTTACCAACAATGCAATCCCCGGTGTTAACGCCAGTACCAACATTAATATCAGGAAGACCTCTTGATTTATATACTTCTTTGAGTTCATTTGTTTTTACCTCTATTTCTATTGCTGACTTTACAGCCATTTCAGCATGGTTATCACAAGGTAGTGGGGCATTCCAAAATGCCATAATACAATCACCCATGTATTTGTCAATAGTACCGCCGTTTGCTAATATGATCTTAGTCATCGCATCTAGGAATTCATTGACTAATTCAACTAAGCCTTCTGGATCATTGTTATTCTTATAATATTCTGATATAGGCGTAAACCCACATATGTCCATAAATAAGAACGTCATCTCTTTACGATCTCCACCAAGTCTTAGCAATTCAGGATTCTTTTGTAGTAGATAGACTTGCTTAGGATCTAGGTAGGTCTCGAACTGTTTTTTGATTTGCTGTCTTAGCATAAATTGTTTATAGAAGTTATTAAATGACCCTGATGCGAAGACTAATATATATACTATTGACACATAACTAATATCAAGGAGAATTCGAGATTCGTTCCAAGAGTAGAAAACGACGCCAGAGACTAGACATAGTGACAGGAGAAATGTTATTAATGAAACAAGAATTGACGCATAGTAAATCGCAAGAATTATCAAAAGAGATCCAATTACAATTACCGCTATTTCCGCCAGATCTGACCATATCGGACGGGATATCGAGTCTCCTGACAGAATTGTCTCTAGCGCTGCAGCTTGAAGATGGTGTGCGGATCGTAGACCTGAAGCAGTTGGAATCTGTGACGATAATCCTTTCGCCGTCAAGCCAATCAGAACAGTCGAACCCTGAAGATCAGGTAATTCGCTGGTCCCGAGCTCTATTTCCTTAAACTTATAGTTCGGGTTAATCCATATAGAACCATTAGCATCTGATGATATTCTATGTGGTCTTAGTATAACCTCTTCAATACCCAGATCGTTAACTTTTACAGTATATGATAACTTGTCATTTATTACCCGAGTTGTTTCTAAAGCAAACGAAGGATATAACTCATTATTGATTTGAGATATGAGAGGAACACGTCTTACCAATCCATCAACTTCTGGCATAGCATTTATAAGACCATGGCCCCAAGCTCCAGCTTCTATCTCTGGAATATTAGTTACTAATCCCTTATATCTTATTGCCCAATCTAGTGGATTACCTGTCCCAAAGATGGCTGTTCCAACATAGGGCGCAGAAGTGCTTTTTCCGTTTTCATCTGCATCTTGTGCTAAAATAATACCATTGTCTTTCACCCAAGAAGCAAAGATTTCATCACCGCCAAACCGATCTGCCTCTGGAAACATAATAGTAAACCCTATTATCCCTGCATTTGCTGCTCTGAGGTCACTTATTATTTGAGCATAAGTTGATCTCGGAAAGGGATACTGACCCATCACGCTGAGTGAATCTTCTCCTATGTTCAATAGGGTTACCCTAGTGGAATCACGCAGAGTGATTGTCTTAATATAGGTATCGAAGGTGTTTAGACGTAATTGTTCAACTAAGGCTGGATCTGATACTCTGACGCTTACTAACAATAATCCAATCAATAATGTTGTCCATATTGACGTAATGTATTTCATTAGTCTTGTGTTACTGATGTACTACAACCACCAAACGTCATACAGTCAATACTTATACTATATGTTTGGTTAGTGGTACTCATTTGTTTTAAAGTTAAATTTGTACCATATAAACCATCAAGAGTTATGGTCGCATTATGATTTGCATTGGCGCCTTTTTGACGAACAAACACATCGTTATAATCGTTATAAATTGTTAAGTTTAGGTTCTTATCACCATCGCTTTGTTGTTTAACTTGAATCTTATTACCATCTCCAGCCAAATGTAAATCAAAGCTATGACCTGAAGTAGACTCTTGGTTTGTTTGTTGAACTGCTATATCGTTATTATCACCATATAGTGTAACATCGATTTCATGGCCACCGCCTTCCCAAGCATCGCTCCACCAACTTAAATCAGTTTCAGAATCAAGAGTATACCATGCGACTCCTTGAGCTAATTTCATTTGATTACCCGAACCACTTACTTCATCAAACGTTATTTTATTAATACCATTACTATCATTGTGTTGTACGAGATACATTGATAAATTTGATGCTGAAATGTATGATTGAGAATCAAACATCATAATTGTATTGTTATAACCTATTTGATCAACACCTAATTGAAGGTTATCGCCAGATTGTTCTAATGATATTACGTTATCATCAGCATTTGCAAATAGTGGTGCTATAAGTAGCGACAATAGAATAATAGGCCAAAATAAAACACTTACCCATATTAAAGCTTTCATTGAATATTCTTCTAATTTATCTAACATATTAATTCACCTGATTTATATATATGACGATATCTTCGCCTTCGTTACCCGTAATTATGCCATCCCAGGTTGGCGTTGTTGTAGCAAGCGTAAAGTTACCGCCAGCTCCTATTTTAATTCTTATAACTCCATTAATGTTTCTATATAATATTATTGATCCATCTTGTAAAAATACATTATACTGTGATTGCAGATTAAAGCCTTTTGCTGCTCCTTTAATATCAAATTCGCCTAATGTATCAAATAGGTCAGAACTATCTATCATATCTAAAACATCTACTAGATATTCAACATCTAGCTCGTCAACATCTAGCTCATTAAAATCATCAAGAGTATCTTCAGCTAACTCGTCCTTTTCTAATTCTGTAAACTCTAAAAAATCTATGTCCAATAAACCTTGGTCTTCGTTTGCTTCATCAGCTTGTTCTTCTTGAATTCTATCTTTTACTTCTTGAGGTGGGGCTACGATAAACATGTTATCGATAATAGAAGGTGTAATTCCATTAAGTTTGACTGTTTGAGTTGGAGACGTGTCTAATGCAGATACCATTGTTGCTGCGTATACTTGATTAAGAGTTACTGTACCACCTTCATTGGAAACAATAATTTCTCCAGATGGATTGCCCTTATCATCTGGTAATAAAATAATGAGTGATCTGCCTAACTCATCAACAGTCGTTGTAAAATCTGTACCTCTTACGGCAATAGATGCCGTTGGTGTTTTTATATCAATATTTGCTTTATTGACTAAACCTAATCTGCCTGAAGCAAATCTAGCTGTACCCATTGTAAACTTCATACTCATTTTTGAGAGTGAAGGATCTGGATCATAATATATTTCATCTATCAATACTTCTGAATGTTCTCTTAATGATAATTGAGCTTCATCTAAAAACTCAATAAGCATTCTTCCATTACCAGTTTTAGCTTCGTCATTTAATTCTATAGACATATCTGAACCAGATACGCTAATCGATTCGTTATTTCTAACGATTTGACTTATACCAGCAGATTCTACAATATCACCAATGGAGTCACTAAATGCGACTCCACTGATAAATAATGTACTAAGAATCGGTATTAGTATCTTTTTGCGTAATCTGTATTGTAGCATTGTCTGAAGTAATATCCATATCAATAATACCATTAGGAGATACACATGCAACGCCTGCTGAACTCGCGCATGTACCGCCAATTTGGTTAATATCAATATCACCATTATCGCCAACAAAATTAAATATTAAAGTTTGAGCACCATCATTCTGTAATGTATTAATGTCATTGCTGTCACCAGTAACGTCAAAATTCCATATAGAATCATCAGCTTCAAAGTCTATATCCCACACATTATAATTACCAACCAATATTAAATCGGCGTCAAGTCTTTCAGCGCTATAGACATACCCTTGATCAATATCAAATGTATTTTGATCTCCTGTAATGCTAAAGTCATAGTTTGAATCATCTGTGTTACCAATATAACCAATATTCCAATCTATAACGTTATCATCACCAGTAATACTAAACGTAAGATCTGATGTATCCTGAATAATAGGACCATAAATCTTGTTTTGATTACCAACCATATCTATATCTATGGTCAAGCCCTGACCAACAATAGTCATATCCGAACCAGTTCCACTAAAATCATCTAATCCGATTTTATTACCATAACCTATTTGATCGATATATAAAGTTAAAGTGTCACCACTTTGTTCTATCATAATTTCGTTGTCGTCCGTGGCTTGTGCGAAAACAGATCCTGCCATAACTAAGAATAGCAATCCTGCTATACTAATTAATTTTTTCATTTTCGTTATCCTCTTTATGTGAGTGCCTTATATTTTTACCATCTATTTGATGGGGATGTCTATGGCCCTCGGTTAAATCCCAAAAGCCTCGGTCATGCCCTTGGTATATTAGTTCCAATACTCCAGCTTCAACAGCTGTACGTACTGCATACGTCACACTCTCATTATTACCCACACCATCCTCATATTCAACTAGTTGCGTGCCTTGTTCATAGAACCTGAACACGTCACCACCTGAACCGTAAGAAAGAACCGACTTTCTAGCTTGGACGTTTAACAAAATCTCACCCGTTAAAACTGATACAGCTCTTATTGAAACTGTAACCACGTCTTTACGATACATACGGCTAAAACCAATACCTAACGTTCTAGCCCCACGGCCACCCGTTTCAGTATTGGTATCATAACCAATTATACCACCTTCAATTATCATTCCTGCAAATAAAAGTGGTCCAACTCCTTGTGCTTCGGTATCAGTAACCTTAGCAATATCTTGACGAGTAGATCTAACTATCTGTCTTTCTCGTACAAGGTTATCAAGGCCTTGTCTTTCTACTACTCTAAACCAAGTCCCGCCTCCAGCAGTTTTAAGAGCGTCAATTAACATTTCAGTAGCGCCTTGTGTAACTGCAGTTGAAAACGATGCTATGTTATCTACTGATTTTCTTTGGCCAGTTAGATCTTTAAACGAATATACAGCGACAACTGGTTTTTCTTTAGCTGGTGGTAGATTTAATAGATCTACAAATGCTGGAAGTCTAATAGCTTCAGCATTATCAACACAAATAAATTTTCGTGTTTTAAATTGATCCCACAAATAAGGTTTATCACTTGCGCATTTTTGTGGATCTGCAGACCATTGTGGTATTTGTGCGCATCCACTGAGTAGTAGTAATACTAATATGTACTTACCCACCGTCTGAATCCTGGCCAAAGTTACCAGATCCTACTGGTATTTCAATTACAGTAGTTGTTCCATCTGAATCTACAATAGTCATTTTAATAAATTCAGAACCATCAATATTTGTAATAACTTCATATGTTACCACATTACCTTCTAATGTAAAAGAACCATATCTTACAGCACCATCATTAGAAAACATTGATTCAACTAATTGTTTAGACATTTGAGCATATATTCTACTTTCTAAGTTTCTTATAAACTTAGCCATTGTAGTATTATCAGCTTCTCTTTGAGCGGCCTTTTCAGCAGCTTCTAATGCGTCTTTAATAGCCTTTTTACGACTATTTTCTTGGTTCTCAATAGTTAAATAATGAGCGCCTGTTCCATTACCACTAAACGATGGATTCTTAAAGCCAAATTTTATTTCATCTGCTTGTACAACCAAACCTTGAAAGGCCATAAAAAACATTGCAGCTAATAATATATCTTTAATCTTTATTTTCATTTTTATTCTCGTTTAATTGCTTTTGCCTGTCCCTATACTCTAAAACGACTTTTACTTTTTCTTGCAGACGTATCATATCTTGATCAAGCATTCTAATTTGATCAATTAATCTAATAAGTCCCATATGCGTTTCTGATAGCTTTGGATCTAATTCATCATTAATGAATTTCCAAATAAAGAATACAAAGTATCCCATTCCAACAATGGCAATAGTGCTAAATCCATATTCGGCAATAAGTACCGCTGGATTTAAATCTTCCACTTAATCTCTTCTGACGTCGATATTACCGTCTTCTACAAAATTTTCTGCCCTTGCTATTCTATCAATAGGTGGAGTCAGTTCTAGCGCGCTTGAAACTAACATATCGATTTTAATGATTTCGTTATTCATAGTACGCGCTCTGTTTTCTAAACTTTTGGTAAATATATTAAGTGTATCTATTTGTTCTAAGACGCCACTTAACATTTGCCTTATAATAGTAAATATAAAAAAACCACTCACAAGCGCACCTGCAATTGGTAATCCTACATCACTTATAAGAGCAAATATATTTTCCATATTAACTAATTAAAGCTGAGCAACCGATACAGCCAATAAAGCAGCACCGCCTTCTAAAGTTTCAGATGGCATTTTTTTAATAAGTTCAATACCTTTACTTGGAATAGTAATTGTACCAATAACAGCTGCGCCTTCTTTTTGAGTTAATACTAAATCTCCAGCTCCACTGTTATATACTCTTACTAATGTAGCAAAGCTCATGTTTGTTGCTGTAGCCAGATTGCCTTGACTACCTTGTAACTTAATTTTCATTTATTTCTCCTCTATGAACTAATTAAATTTAGTTCTTTTAAACTTTTATGCCAGTCTGAGTATCTAAAAAGACCTTGTTTTTCATGGCACCAATACCAACCTTTACTTTTTTGTTCTTCTTGTGGAATACTAGATTCGACCTTTAAAGGGCCTCTAGTCTTACCATAAGTCTTTCTGCTCTGTTCGTTACTTGCTTGTACCATCTTGAATCTCTGCCTTCTACAGCAGCTCCTTTCCAATCACCACATTGCAGCGCTGCATTGTGATTTTTAAATTTGCTTAAGCGCGTAAGTCCCATATTAAACATCATGTTCGCAATTACTTGTTTTGCTTCTTGGGGATAACTATCCCATTCATCATGTAGTTTTCTACAGTCAGAGAGGACAGATTGTACGTCCTGCTCAAAACATTCAATAGTTCTTTCTTCTGACACTGGGGTTCCCACAGCTTGGCCATGCTCTGGATCTGATTCGAGGACCAAATGTCCAATTCCAAAAGTTGCGTAGCCCAGATGGTCTTCATAAATTTCATTTACTTGGCCCTCGTCAATAATTAGTGTTTCTCTTAATTGATCTACATCAATCACTGTTTTTTCTTCTTTGTTCCAAAACATTTTCTTTCCTCTTAAATTTATTATTTATCTCAAATAATAATTGTTCTTTTTTAATAACCTGCCAAAATTTTTCATCAACNTCTTTAAATAAATCTTTATTTGTATTATCCAGTNTGATAGTCTGAATAGCCATTTGTTATGCCTCTTCTCTCGTATAAGCTTTAATATGAGTAAATGCGTTAGTTGTTGTATTATACACACAACCCCAAATCATTAACTTTGGTTCTATAGTAGTATCACTAATATCATAAGGAAATGTATACGAATTTTCAGTACACCATGTTTCTACTAAATCTGGAGCACCTAAGAAATAAACATCGATGTTTTCATTAATATTATTAGACTTATCGTGTATTCTTGCATAGAAATGATAACTTCCTACAGGAAGTGCGGTTTGAACATTATAATAAGATGTTTCATCAACCCGTAACATTTCTTCAGCAGGAATAACAAACTTGGCCAATACGGATTCTGTTACTGTATCGAATTTTAAACCGTACCATGGCATATACTGTTGATAACTTGCGCCAAACGTCGTTTTAACTGCATCAGATGGCTCTTCAAAGTTATAAAAAGAAATACTATCATTAACATAAGGAGGTCTATTAGCAGTATATTCCGCTACTAAGTTGTTACCATGTGCAGTGTATGAAGGTAATTCATCAGGCCATGTAGCTTCTAATTTAGCAACTATTGCTTGACCTTGTGTTGTACCTATTGAATAATCTTCTCTTGCTAGACTTCCAGCCATATAAGTTTTATCAAGTGCATTATTTTCATCTACATCATATGCAACATTTACTTGTGTTTTAACAGAACCTACTTGCTCATGATAATGAGCAAGAATCATATTTTCTGATAGAGTAGTGTTTACAGTAGAATCATTATTTACTTCTGATGGCATTTCAATACGAACATTATCTTTTGTTAGTGTAGTAGTAAATCCTGTACGCGATTTTGAATTTTCAATATGTGTGTATGTAAATGTCATATTATGATAGTCCTGTTATGTTAAGTGTTTGCGTACCGTTAGTAGCAGGGGTTCCACTATTACCAAAGTAATTTGCGTAACTCTGCTGTCCGCCGTCAGCTGCAGCCCAGTGTAAATTTATTTGAGTATATGTAGACTGAGATGAATATGTTGCNGTAGCATCAGCTAATGCTAATGTTAAATCAGGAGTTCCTGTAGTATTTGATTGGTCTAAATAAATTTCAAGGTTAGTGAATCCAGTACCAGTCCATGAAGTTCCACGGTCAGAACTGTAGTCTTTTAATACCATTGTGAAGCTAGTGCTTGATGAGGCATTATTAACAGATTCAAAAGTTACCTGGGTTATTTCAACATCATTTGCATTTCTGGTAAGGCCACCAAAGGTAATAGTACCAGTATTTGGGAATGTTGCATCGCTTAGGGAATCACCGTCACCAGCTGTGGTGCTGTTACCAGACATAAATCCATTATAATANTAAGTTACATATGCACCACTGNNATATGCCCAATAATCTGGTAGAAGTGTGGTCGTATGGTCAAATATCTGACCAACAAANGTCTTGCCAAAAAAATCTGACATCTTTAATTGTCCGGATGTTGGAATTCCTGTTACATTACCCATAAAAGTGCCATTACTATAATAGTCTGACATTCTAACATTAGAACTGTCAGCTCCGCCCATTTCTTCTGCGATACCATTATTAACAGTTACTGTAGTATCAGGCCCCATAATTTCAAAGCCGGTAGTGCCAGAAGTATACATACTATCAATCCCGTTATTACTAGTTGTGCTATTATATTCCCATGCCCAAGCGGTGCAACCATTACTACTAGAAGAATAGTGAGCGCCACTTCTAGTAAAAGTATAGTCGGTACCACTACCAGTAAGTATAAGAGATTTAAATGTATTATCACTATTAGGTACACTAGTTCCATTTAATACAAATATTACCCAGTGTCTAGTGTCATTGGGTGAAGGTGAAGATGAAGGATTTCCAAAAATAATTGCTCTAATAGTTCTTGTATTACCTGCACCGTCGGTATAGAACGTACTACCAATACTTCCAAATGTTGAGGTAGGTTCACCAATAAATGAAGGGGTACTGTTCCTTACACCGTTGGCGCCGATTGGAAGTGCGTCTATCAATAGGCTGAGTATAGGAAGGGAAGTACCACTCATCCACCGTGTACTGACACTGGTACCGCTCTGATAGCCTCCTACTTGGCCTTGCCATTCCACACGATTTAGAAATTGATCTCCGCCGGAGATTTCGTATTGGCACGTAACATTAATAGAAGTGTCCTGTCCACGATATAAGACACCGCTTTCTAATGAATTAGCTGAAGTAGTAGTTGAATTAGTTCCAGCGTTTTGAAGCGCAATTGTCCCAGATGATAATAATGTCATTACTTAATAATCTCCGTAATTAAATCTTCAAACTGTTCTATTTTAGCCACTCTGTTTGGCCATAGAATATATTCCTTTTCAGGATTCTTTTTTAAATTTGTTAAAAGGGGAAGTATAGAGTTATAAAGCTTGTTTAGCTTATCCTCTAATTCATGAACTGATGCCGCAGCGTCAGTAGCAAAGACTTGACTCGTCTGTACAGCTTCAAGCTCGTTTTCATCAACGGCTGTAAAACCAAAATCAAAATCTAATAAATCACTCATAAATAACTCTCTCCTTTACAGTTATTTATACAAGTAAGAATGCTAAAGCTTCTAATTATCTTCTGTATTTTGGTCTTTAATTTGTTTAATTATATTAACTAGATCTTCAATAGTATCTACATCTGTTTGATTTTCTGTATCAATTTCAACGTTTATTGTTATTTTCATAATCCAATTAGGGCCCAACCATGATTTGCTATAGCGTTAAGTATGATTGCCAGACAAGTAAGCATATGTGTAAGCCACCAGATGCTACGAATAAAGGCAATAGTATCTGCTTGCTTATCAGTTTCACCAACCTTTTCTCCTAGACTCTTAGCCCAGATTCTCCACCACTTAGACATTGCCACGCTTAGTTAATTCATTACGAATCTTCTGCTTCTTTTTTGGTGGTGTATTACTATTATCTAAAGCTTCTTTCAACTCATTAGTTGAAGTTGATTGCATGTAATAGTTTTGTACCATGCCAGTTTTTTGATTCTTAACGCTATCTTTAAATTTGATTGGCATTAGATTTCTCCTGTAATATGTTTATAAATTTCTTTCCATTTCCAATAACGTGGTATATCACCTTCATAATACGCGTTATGATCATGAGCTACAAGTATTGAATTAAGTCCAAATGAAGCTCCAACTTCAGCATTCTCTGGTTTATCTTCAACCCAGAAACATTCAGTTCCTTCGTATTTAGCCAAAGCTTCAGTCTTATCAGCACCACATGCTAGATAGACATAATCATCAAACATACCTTTACCAAATAACAGCTCAAGGTTTTGTGTTCTAAGTCTTTGTGCATATTTATTTATACTTAAAGATGTAACGCAATGGAATCTATAACCATGCAACATATTAAGTCGTTTCATGTAATAAACAGCATCTCTTAATGGTGGTAAGAAACCAATGGCTGCTGAATCATTAAACTCAGCTACTAGGTCATGACCATACTCTTTGGATATTCCAAATCTTTTACCAACATTATATTGTTGATCATCAATCGTAGGGAATCCTTTGTGGTTCATCCATTGAGTAAATGAATACTCCCAGTCACATAAGACGCCATCGCAATCAACTAATATTATATTTTCTTTCATTTCTTTCATAAGTCCTTATCAATTTATAGGTATATTATATCATACTTTTAGTGCGTTGTAAACGTTTATTTCACCTATATTGAAAATATTTTTCTAACATATTGTACTTATCAACATACTCAGCCATTAAACCAAGCTCTTTTTCAAGAGTTTCCATTTGATCTGAATGCTCTCCGACTGATACTTGATTGCTCAAAATAATGTCTGCATTCATTTGATGCTTTGCTGCTTGAGCTTGCATATATGCCATAGATGTTTTTATCATGTCTTGCCTAAAATTTCTCATTTATCTTCTCCTTTAAATTATATGTTATTAGTAACCGCCGCTCTTAAACCAGCCTTTACCTTTTAATTTAAACCCACCAGTAGTACTAGGAACCATAACCTTTTTAAGTTCATCCTTTTTACATTCTGGACAATTAACAAGTGGGTCATCGCTCATACGCTGCATGATTTCAAATCCATGATCGCATTGTTTGCACTTATAGTTATACGTTGGCATTAATTAATGTACTCCAATCTGTGTCTTCTGGCATCAACTCCACTTTGGCAGAACCATCTAGGCCATTACCAGTTTCTTGCATTTGTTTAAAGATACCAGCAATACTCATTCTAAGCCCATATGTTTCTTTATGACATATGTAATTAGAACCACTGTGACCATAAAAGTGAATTTCATCTTCATGGTCAAATACAAGATTAATGCCGCTGTTTAGGCGCCACGAATCACCATGTAAGTAACCACCACTCCATCCTGCTAATACTTTGTAGTAAGTTCTGCCTTCTATTATTATTTTAACAACAACCCAGCAGTCTGGGTGGTAATCTTGACTCATTGTACAGCCTCTTCAAGTGCTTTAATGTATTTACGTAAGTCTTTAATTTCGCATTCAAGCCAGTTAATATATTCTTCAACTGGAGCTCGTTCACATAGAGTTTCGCAGCAAATTGATATCTGTTGCTTTGCTATCACTTCTAAGCTTTTAGAAATCCTCATTAATCCTCCAACCAACTATCGCTTTTAATACCAGCATTCCAATCGCCAAATATTTCTGGTGCTAGTTTTCGTGCNTCTTCCATATGATACTCACCAGGATAATGCTTCAAACATCTATATGCTTCTTTTCTTATAGCACTTGGTACCCGTGGTGTCTTCTTGGGATCCATCAAATCTCTGAGAAATATTTCAGTATTCTTTATAGCCCATCTTCTCTCATTCGGCATTGTCATCGTCTTATTAACTCCTCAATCATACATGACTTTAGTACACCAGGTGGGTTGCACTGTTCTAAAACTGCTTTGAGATGATCAGTTTCCATGTCGCCAATAGGTATCCAACGAATTGGTTGGTCACCATTGATACCATAAGAACCCCAAGTCAAAACTTTAGCTTGAATTTCGTGAGGTTCATTATCATATAAACATAAATCTACTTCATCACCATGCGCGCTACGACGAACATAAGCTAATCCTCCATCAACCATATAAGTCTTACCATTGGCATCAGTATGTGTCTTATAATCGTGACGATGTGTCGATTCTAAGATCGTGCCGTCAGGAGTTTGCATGGCATTTTTAATTAAATTCTTCATTATTTATGTCCGAATAGTTTGCGTCTTTTATATTCAGTAATAGTTTCTAGTAACTTTTTAGACCAGTTGTCACGATGTTCAATAAAGACTTGAGCGCCCTCATCACCAGCGATTACAGTAACTAATTGAGTAATTGGCATCCCTGTCCGTTCTTCCCACATAATAGCATATGCAGTTTCTTGTATGAAGTAACCTTCACACCATTCTTTTTTCTTAGTCTTAGCTGAAGTCTTATAATCAATAATAGAATTTTTACCATCAAAGACTCCAACGCAATCTACTCTACCAGCAACACCTAGATGTTCTGAGTATAAAGCAGCCTCTTGGGCATAGACCTTGGTTAGTCGACTATCTAAGATTTCTTTTACTTCCATAAAGTTGGACTTTACAATAAGATTAGCATCTTTTAAATAGTCTTCTTCATTATCTACGTATCTTTCCAATACAGAATGGACTGCAGTACCACGAGTAGAAGCCCTGCTGCTAATTTTATTAGCTTGTTCGTCTCCTACTCTTGCTCTCCATTCCCTAATGTGGTCTTCACTTAGTATAGAAAGTACTGTAGTAATAGAAGGATACTTAATCCCATTAGGAGCAGCGTATTTTCGCCCAGCATCAGTAGTCTTTGCGACCAAATCTTTGTAGCCAAGATCAATTGGTTCATGTTCGAAGTTTCCTTTATTCATACTTGTTTGCGCCATGGACGTCTAGAGCCATCTTGAGGCCTGCCCGTTTGAGCCATTTCTGACTTATAGCCATTAATGGTAAAATTCAGTTTATAGGGATCAATACCAGAAGTATTTTCGATAGCTCGATGAACTGCAGCTAATTCCAGATCGCGTTCAGGCTTATTGGACTTTAGCTTCTCTTTATGTACTATGCCATATAGTTCATAGAGTTTAAAATGCGATAAAGGTTTAATTAGATTTCGAGCTTCTGCATCGTAATCTCGTGATTCATTTTTATCTTCATGTCGCCATCTACTCATAATGTAGTTCCTTTCTTTATCATTTAATATATGTATATTATATCATAGTTTTGGGATTGTGTAAACATTNATTTTACCATTTCTTAGATCATTTAGTTATAAGCTTAATCTAATTCCCCTCGTTCAATCATTTCTTTAGTCATAATGAAATCCCTTACAAAGCCAGATCTTACAATGTCTTCCCACTTGAATTCAATATGATCAAATGCACGCATATTTTTAATGATATTGATGAAATAACTAATACCATTTTGATCACCCTTACGAGTAAAGTCTGATTGATAGTAATCACCAGCCATTATAAATCTACAATCTTCGCCGAGTCTTGTTATAACTGAGCAAAGTTCGTGATAGGTACAGTTTTGAGATTCATCAATAATAACAATTGCATTTTTAAGAGTAATACCACGAATAAACGATGTTGTAAGAAACTCTATTTGTTTACCCGAAGTAAGCTTTGTCCAAGCATCTGAATCTTCAAATAGATCATTAACAATTGCTTTATATGGAGCTGTGTAAGCGTCTTCTTTTTCTTCTTGAGTTCCAGGAAGAAATCCCATGTCTCTTGTGGGAACTGCAGAACGTACAATAATAACCTTTTCATATTCTTTATTAAACACAGCTTCTAATGCGAGATATAGAGATATAAAGGTCTTACCAGTACCAGCTGAACCATCTAAGCATAGATGATTACCACTAGCAAAAGATTCGAATGCTAGTTTTTGATTCTGAGTTAATGGATCAAGCTTTACTAAATGCTCTAGTTTTAAACGTAATGGTTTTTTATTCATTTTGTATTGATATTCCCTCTATCAGCTGGTGGCATTCCACTTTGAATTCTTGATTGGACTTCTTTCCATCCTTCGCCTGCTTTCTTTAAAACAGATCCACCAGTTTCTCCAATAATCTTTGGAGCTGAAAGTACTTGTTGAATGTTTTCATCTTTAACGTATTCTTGCATGTCAGCAATAGACATCATTTTTGTATATACTTCGCCAGAAGTTAAATTTCTAAAATCATATAATGGCATTAAACCACTCCGGTTGTTTACGATTAGTCCAAATCATTTTGAACTTCTCTTGTTTTGTTTGATAAAAATTTCTATAGGATTGTACCGCGTTTGTTCCACCTAACTCATTAACAACGCATTCTGGATTAGATCCCATAGCTAGCTTATATGGAGTTTTACCTTGTTTTATATTAACAGGTAGCTTTTTAAGAGCTTCTCTCAACTTAGTATCTGTTGAATGAATCTTTCCATACCTATATGTATACTCATCGCATAGTGCAATGAAATGCTCGTAGTGCCAAGTATAATTACAACAGCCTTCTCGAGTCCAAATAGTTGATGGGTGATTAAAATGACATGCCTTATATAGAATATCTTCTCTTTCATCGGCAAGTTTAAAGTATTGTAACATAGAACCAGACTTAGATGGTCTACGTTCCATAACGCCATCTACCATTCTATGTACTGTTGATAGCATTTGAGCTGATTCAACAATCATTTTTACTACATGTTTGTCACATTGTAACTGTGCTGCTATCACTGGATCATCATCTAAAACAAATATATTCATAACGAGTCTTCTATTATTTAATACAGGTATATTATATCATACTTCTTAGCAAATGTAAACCCCTCAGTGAAATTAATTTTACCTTTTTTCACTGAGGGGAATAATCAATGCGCCTTGCTAATTGCCTCCATATCATCTAGGAAATGATTTAAATGCGCGATTTTCTTCTCCATCTTGTACGCTAACACCTCTTTTCCTTTCTTCATTAATTTTCTTTGATAGTATAATGCCTCATTTCGATCTTTCCTAAGGCGTTCAATTTGAATATAACTCATAAGCAATCTCCGGGTTAAGTTAATTGAAACTATCATGATATAGATTTTCTGGTAATAGATCTCCTATTTTTTGATTAAGTTTGGAAACGCGCCTTTAATCATAGCCTTTGTAATATATTTGAGTTTGATATTTTTATCTTTGGCTTCACAGAATAACACAGCGTCGTCCGGGTGAATTGATTCTAATAAATCGATAAATATTGTTTCTCTTTTAAATTGATTAAGCTTTGGCGTTGCAGCTTGTACAAAATTTCTAAACTTAGGATATTCAAATCTAAGTTGTTTTGGTAATTTTTCGCCAGAAACATCAAACTTTTTAAATGGTGGTTCACCGGGTGGTAATGCCAACTCAATTGTCTCATCAAAGTTGATACGTAATATATCCTTGAGAGCTGTACAGTCTTGCTCTTGCAAGTACTTGACCCTGTCACCTTTAGTTCCTAGTTTGTTAGCGTTTTTTAACACTTCGCTAATAAGTGGTTTTGTTGCTGGTTTAGCCATTGTAAAATTCCTCTACACATTCAATCAATAGATTGCATCGTTTTTTAATAAGATAGTTTAATACTTTCATCTTCATCGGAAGCTTTTGTTCCATAAATGTATTTATAATATTTTTTTGGTGGACATCAGGAATCTCTTCAAGATCAATAAGAGTTTTGTTTCTTTGATAGTTTCTATACTCATCTTGAGTCATTATTTCTTTTAGGTTATCCATATTATCAGCCCAATGCTCAATCTTTTTCTTAGTCATTGGAGCTTGACGAATACCTTCCATGATAGCATTATCAGGAGATAGAATATTAGGAATGCCATCACCTTTATCGCCTCGACAAATATGATCAAACTTATAAGTCCTAGGGTTCTTATCAACTACTATTTTCTTTTGAATTGGAGAATACTGCTTAACGTTGTTGTATTTGTGGAGTTGGATAAAGTCTTTATCTGATGAGATAATCATCACTGGTTCATGTTGACCAAACTCTTGAGTATTCATAGTAAGAGTACCAATGACATCATCAGCCTCGCATCCATCTATGTGGATTACTTTATATGGAAAGTTTTCTTTTAACTCTTCGCGTACTAGATTTAAGATTCTAAAGATCTCTCCCCAGTCTTGATCTGACTCTTTACGATTCTTTTTACGCATTCCTTTATATTCAGGAAAGTAATCTTTACGCCAGTATCCAGAACCATCAGCACAAATAACCATTTGACCGTATTCTTTTCGATACTTCTTATTATACATACGGATACTGTTTAGTATCATATGTCTTATCATATCTTCATCATTTAGCTTTTGTACTATAATATTAGATAGCGCTATTTGGCTATAGTCAAGTAAAATCATTCAATTGCACCCATTAGTTTTTCGTATATATTATCAAAATCGTCTTGTAGGAAATGACGAGTACCGCCATATCTCATTAACATCGAAGATATCATGTTCATAATAACAAACATATCACGCTGTTCAGGCATTTCTTCATCTCTAAAATCTAGTTCATCAAATAAACTATAATCGTTTAGTAAAACTTCTTCTAATACAAGAAGACATGTTTGTGCTGCTTCTTGACAATCATTAACGTATTCTTCATGCTCGCTTTGAGCTGAATAATATTCTTCGTCTATTGCGGCTTGACGAATATGCATTGGAAACTTTATCACTTTACTCATATATTATCCTTATTTAATAGATATATTATAACATACTTTTAGGTGTTTGTAAAGGTTTATTTTAAAAAACTTTTCACTGCGTTACCGCCTAACTTAATCTGAATAATACCATTGTAGTATTCGTCAGTTAATAATACTTCCCTATCAAACTGTTCTTTTGCTTCCATGTATGAACATTCACCTTTAGTCTTACAGAGGTGTAATATCTCTCTATAGAATCCATCATCTCCTATCTTTTCGTGATGCTCTTGAAGATGCTTATTAGAACCCCAGTAGGTCTGCCAATCAGATTCAACTAGAGTCTTCTTTCGACGTTTTCTCGTCTTGGTTATTCCCAGAGTCTTCTGACTCCAGAAAAACTTTTTTCCAACGTATTTCTGGGATGTTGCTAGGTTCGTTATCAGGTAAACGAAACCGTAAACGTCTTTGTGATTGAAGTCTTCTGGCGGTAGCCATTCTGAACCTTGATAATGCCATGTCATTTTACTCGTCGTTAAAGTCTAGTTCTTCTAGAGCTTCGTCCTGTTCTTCGCCACAGTGTGGACAAAATAAAACTATCTCGTCTTCCTGGTGCCCAATTATGCTTCTATTATAACAAACTTCACAGTTAACCACTGATCGCTTCATATGTTATCCTATGTCTTTAAATTGATCCCAACCACCAATAGATTTACCATCAACTTTTATTTGTGGGAATGTTCTTGCAAAGGGAAATTCTTCTAATAACTTTTCGCGATCGAAGTCCTTTCCAAGTTCGAATACTTTGTATTCTGCTATACCATAACTTTTTAAATTTTCAGCCTTGGCCTTTGCGTAATCGCAGAATGGACATTGACTCTTACTATAAATTTCTATGTTCATCATAAGCTTAATCCTTTTAACGCGTTACTATCTATATCTTGTTTAACTCCACCAATTACATAAGAGCTGATTTCAGTTTCTTGTGGAGCGACTTGTACGTTACTGCCACCAATCCACTTTTCAGTCCATGGTAATGGGTTAGCCTGAGGAACTACATAAGGACATGGTAATCCAATAGATCTCATTCTTTTACAACCAATCCATTCAATATAATTAGCTAAGATCTTTTCATTAAGACCAATCATAGAACCATTTTGAAACAAATAACTAGCCCATTCTTTTTCTTGGTTAATTACTTCTTCATATAATGCAATTGACTGTGGTTCCATTTCTTTTGCGATCTTTTCAAAATCTTTATCTTCTTTCTTAAGAAGCTTTAGCATAGTTGTAGTTGAAGCTAAGTGAACGTTCTCATCTCGAGCAATCAACTTAATAATCTTTGCGTTACCTTCCATCTTTTTAAGTTCAGCGAATGCCCAAGAACATGCAAAAGAGACATAGAATCTAACACCTTCTAAAGCGTTAGCGCTCATCATAGCCATCCAAATAGCGCGCTTATGATCCATTTTGTTTGTTGGACCACGATTACAATCAATAAGATCATCATAGTATTTACCAATAGACTTACCGCAATCCATAATATTCTTTTGATTTAATAGATCATCAAATACAAAAGATGGATCAGGATAGATATTACGAATAATATGCGTGTATGATCTACTATGAATTGTTTCAGAGAATGACCAAGTTTCAATCCAGTTCTCTACTTCAGGTAAAGATACAATAGGAAGGAATGCTAAGTTTGGAGCACGACCTTGAACGCTATCAAGTAAAATTTGTCGCTTAAGATTACTTGTAAAAATATGCTGCTCGTTTTCAGTAAGCGACATAAAATCTTTTTTATCTTTTGATACATCTACCTCTTCAGGTCTCCAAAAGAATCCTAGTTGTTTATCTGTTATTTTATCCATTTGTGGATATTTTACTTCATCATATCTTTGAATATCAACCGCCTCATCGAGAAACATCATTTTTTCTAAGTGCGATTTTTTATTCTTCTTCAATACTGCCATTAATTTTTTCCTTATATTTTACAGCTTTCGCAGTCGTCTTCTTCGTATTGTGGACTTTCACCATCGTATGTATGGTTTGTTTGTTCATCAACCATTTCTCCAGCACCATCAAAGGTGTTAAAGTAGTAAAGTTGCTTTAAACCATATTTGTAAGCTGTTACTAAGTCAGTCATCATTATAGACATAGGGATCTTATTGTCTTCGAAGTGTTCTGGATTATAAGATGTATTTACACTAATGCCTTGATCTATGTACTTTTGAAGAATCGCACAGATCTTAAGATAACCATCAGGAGACTTTTGATCCCATAATAGGTCATACTTATTTTTAAGATGGTGGTAACCAGGAACTACCTGAGCCATTACTCCATCCTTTGACTGCTTGTAACTAACTAATGCACGAGGTGGTTCAATACCATTCGTACTATTAGAGATTTGAGCGCTTGTTTCTGCTGGCATAAGTGCCATGAGTGTAGAATTACGAGTACCTGTTTCTTTGAGTTTCTCTCGAAGCTCGTTCCACGGTAGTCTTTCTGTATGCTCTATTAAATTATTTAGCTCTCTTTTATATGTATCAATTGGCAATACTCCATCGGCATATTTTGTGTGATTTTTCAAAGGAATTTCACCTTTTTCACTTGCTAATTGCTGAGAAGCTTTAATTAAGTAATATGACCATGCTTCAGCATATTCATCTACTATTTCAAATGCACCTTCATCATATTTAAGACCACGTTTAGCTAGGAAGTATGCTAAGTTGATAATACCTATACCAAGTGGTCTACGATTCATAGTGCCCCGTTCTGCTGCGCGTACAGGGTAAGACTGATAATCAAGCAGCTCATCCAAAGCACGGACAGAAAGATCACAATACTTTTCAAATTCTCTGGGCTCATTGATTAGACCCCAATTGATTGCTGATAATGTACATAACGAGATTTCTCCTTCTTCAGGACTATCTGATAGTGGGCTTGTTGGTAGATCAATTTCACAACATAGGTTACTCATACGAACTGGAGCAACTTTAGGTTTAAACGCGCCATGTTCATTTGCATGATCTACGTTCATAATATAGATTCTACCGGTATCTTTACGTTGTTGAATAAGAGTAGAGAATACTTCAGTTGCTGGCAATGTCTTCTTGCGAATAGAACGAGTCTTTTCATACTTTTCGTATAGAGTTTTAAACTTATCTTGATCATCAAAGAAAGACTCATACAAACCAGGTACATCACTTGGACAAAAGAATGTAATATCACCATTAGTTAACAGACGTTCATACATCAGTTTATTAACTTGAAATGCATAGTCCATATGACGTACGCGATTTTCTTCAATACCTTTATTGTTTTTAAGTACAACTAGATCTTCAAATTCGTAATGCCACATTGGTAGATATACAGTAGCAGCTCCACCGCGAACACCACCTTGAGAACAAGACTTTACAGCAGCTTGAAAATACTTTAAAAATGGAATAAGACCTGTATGTACAACTGATCCATCGCCAACACGTGATCCTTCAGCTCTAATTGAACCAGCGCCAATACCAATACCCGCTTTCTTAGAAATATATTTTACTATTGAAGTGGCAGTTGCGTTGATAGAATCCAAACTATCACCAGATTCAATAAGCACACAACTCGAAAACTGACGCGTTGGCGTACGAACTCCAGCCATGATGGGCGTAGGGAGCGAAATATAGAACTGAGATATTGCATCATAATAATCCTTGACATATTTAAGTCGAGTTTCCTTAGGGTATTTTCCAAACAGAGTAGCTGAAATCATCATATACAATATTTGAGGCGTTTCATAGTGGACTTTAGTCTTTCGATCTTGAACTAAATACTTGCCTCTAAACTGTTCCATACCAGCAAAGGTGAATGTATCATCCCTATCGTGTTTAATTGAAGCATCTAGTTCTAATAGTTCTTCGCGGGTATATTCCTGCATAATTGCGCCATCATAAACTCCACGGCTTACGTTATCAATTACGATTTCTACTAATGGCTTTGGAACATATTGACCATAGACTTCTTTACGAAGCTTATAAGATATTAACCGAGCTGCAACATATTGATAGTTTGGCGTATGCTCTGAGATTAGTTCTGCCGCTGATTTGATAAGAAGCTCGTGAATGTCATACGCTGGTATCTTATCATATAATTGTATATTTGCTTTAATTTCTATTTCGGAGACTGAAACTCCGGATATGTCGGCAGTAGCCCATTCTAGAACTTTGTGTACTTTTTCTAAATCAAAGTCTTGTGATGTGCCGTTGCGCTTAGTTACGTGCATCGTCATAAGTGGTTGTCCATCATTCATAGTTTATTAATTAGTAATAGTATATATTATAACATAAAACTCACGCTTTGTAAACGTTTATTTTGTTTTATTTTTTTTTCAATTCGTTGACGATAGCCTTTTGAATAACAGGAAGTTCCCATATAGTCATAAAATCAGCTTCTAGATGATCTAATCGATCAGCTTGAAGTGGATATTGTTTTCTAAACTTTGCGTCTTTTTTAGCCAATTCAAGGTCATACTTTACAGCAAAGTATTCCATATATTGATCGACTTTCTTTTGAAACCATATACCCATAGTGGTACCTTGAAACCATTGGTAGAATGAACTACCAATGACTGAAGATAATATTGATTTAAGTGTAAGTATTAATAGCCAATGCATATCACTTCTCCGTTTTAGCTAGCTTTTTAATAGCTTTAACATAGTTAGGCATTCCATGGTCTACAACACCATCAAAGAATGTCCATTTTTTCCATGACTGAATAATACCATAAAAGAAATCAGTCCATGTTGGCTTTAAAGCCTTATCGCCAAATCTATCAAAGTAAATCATAGTACCGTGATGTCTAAATCCTAGCCACGCTGGTGGGATTCTACATACGATATCGTTGTTATTCATAAATCTATAATGATCACATTTTATATTTTTGATGAATCGTTTACCTCCGACTCTCGGCGATCCGAATGTGAAGAGTTCTTGAGGTTCATAACGTGTGGCACTAATAGTAGCCATAGCAGCACCCAGACTATGCCCAGTAAAATATACATCTTTTCTTACCTTTAGTTGGTCATTATGTTCTAGTTCTTTTACAATATCCATCCATACATCGTCGACTTCTTCTTGGAAACCTCCATGGACTTTACCTCCAGCTACTGCTGAATTTTTAATAACTTTAAGATCAGCCATAACATCGTTNAGTCTGTTTGGTTCTGTTCCTCTAAATGCAAACCATANATCATTTCTATCTTTTGCTACGAGTACTTCTGCGCCGTCTCTGCTAATAATTGTACCTGAACCAAATCCTAGTTTTTTACAAGCCGTATCGGCTGGCTTAGGGTTCATATATGCGATTGCTGATAGCTTTGCTGCTACTTCTGCTCTTTCCCATACTGTCATATCGTCTTTCATTTTACTCATCTTTTTTCTCCACTTTAATTTCCACTGCTCCAGCATCTTCGTCGCCTATTGTTACGTTTCTGTAATAAACTATTACTTCACCGAGTTGATTAATATATCTTTTAATCTCTTGTGTATTATAAGCCATTAACTCATAATCGGCAACGCTCATAGCAACAAATACTGTATCGCCTCCGTGCATTTTTTTAATATCATCAATAAACTTATCAAAGTATGTATATCCTTCAGGGTATAGATCTTCTCTACCAAGCTTACAATCAGACTTTCCTTCTTCGTTTTTTAAACAATTTTCAATAATTTTAGTGTCTGAAACTACGTACCACTTAGGTTCTTTTAAGTTTAAAGATCTTGGTAATACTGGTTGTACAATATCAATCTTAATTGGTTTAGTTATTATTTCGACTTCACGAGGTGGTTGTTGTAATAGACTACACCCACTAATCATTAAGAGAGCTAATACGATTGCTATCTGCTTCGATACCATCAAACACCTCCTTTGTTGCATTATTAATTCGTGTTTCCATCAATCCAGGTCTAGCGCTTGCGAGCTTAGCAATGTTATGCCTACGGAATATATCCATATATTCAGACATTTGAGTTTCGTATTGCTGATTTTGTACTTGAAGACCTCTAAGAGAATTAGAAGTCTTTTCCAAGTTACTTTGAATTGCCTCGATCGCGGCCTTTTGTTCTTGATCTCTTAGATCTTGAGCTAGAATAACCTTTGTTTGTTCTTCTAGCTTGTTCTTCATTGGTACAACAGAGAATTGGTAATACATCATACCAGTAAAACCCATAGCAACAATAATTCCAATCAATATTTTACTCATATAATTTTAACCTATATTAGAAGTCTACTACACCATTTTTCCAAAAGCCCTGAGGTTCTAAAACATCTTGAATCTGATCTCTAAGATCTGTATCCATAGCTCTTAAAGCGCCTTGCATAACTTTTTTATTACCTTTACGGAACAATGCTTCAATTCGCTTAACTTGTTTAGCGTCTTGACCTTTCATTTTATTACCAAGATCATTTAGTCCTTGGACGGCTTTAGCGACTTTAGGATCTACAGATTCAGTAAGAGCATCAATAAGTTTTTGAACAGTAATCTTTTTCTTAGGATCCAAAGCTCCACGAACTACAGTTTTGTCAACATCAACTAAGTCGTCGCCATCAAAATAAACCTTTGGCTTTCTGCTTGCTTTCTTAAGAAACTTAGACAATTCCATCTGTGGAATATCAGCAGCCATGGCCTTAGGATTTACCTTAGCGGCTTCTTCAATAGCATCTTCTTTAACTACTGATAATTCAGAAGGTTTATGATTCATTGTCTTTTTACCAACACCAACCTTAACACTATCTTTAGTAACACTTAGAACTGTACCAATTCCGCCGTCCTTCATTTTGACTTTAGATCCTTCAGGAAACTGAGATGCCATTTGTGCAATTTGCTTGCGTAGATTCTCATCTAGTGCTTCTTCTAGACCTTCTTTAGTAATCTTAAATGAATCTGCTGATGCAGCTTTAAGAGCAGGATCTTTCCATAACTTCATAGCTTTATTAATTGCTTCAAAACCTGAACGAGCTTTAACAACTTGCTTATCACCTTTCTTAAGTTTATTGACTGGCTTTTGAACAGTTACTGTCCAAGTTGACACAGCTTCTCTTATTTCTTTAAACGTTTTCATTTTTTGCTTCCCTTTTTGCTTCGGCTGCTTTGCGCCTAGCAACTATTCTTTCTACGAATTTACGGCCTGCTTTGGTTCTACCATCGTATAGATCTTTCTTTTTCTTTTTCTTAACAGCATCCGCTGGCATAGATACACCACCCGATGCTACTGAATTTGCTGCTGCGTCTTCCCACATATCTTTAAATGTTTTCATCGTTTTAAATCCACACTAGTTACTAGTATTTTTTGTTTAGTTAAAACGTGTTCTACTTGGTATACGTTTAAACCGAATATATTACCATAGGCTTCTGTAAAATCAATGGCCTTTACCTTAGTATTTATACTAGCGATCACTTCACCGGTGTTTGGAGACGCAATATCTTGTACTAATGTATATGTTCCAGGAGCTAATTTGTTTTTATCAAACCATGAAGCGCTTTCAGATATATCAATTGTTTCTTCTAAATCGTCAAATACATCGTTTAATATGTTTCTAATCTCATCATCAGTAAGACCTGTATTTTCTTTAATTAAAAATAAAGCTGATGCGTACGATGCTAGTTTAGTTTGACCAAATGGTAACTTATTAAGTAAACGTTTTACATTAAATACTAGTCTATGAAAAACCGTGTATGCTGATTTTTCTTGTGGAGTTTTTCGATCTTTAGCTTTCTTAAGAACATTACCATTAGCGTCAATAATGCCTAGTTCATATGCATCGGTCTTATCCCAAGACGAGACTAATAACTTTAGAAACCTAAAGGCATAGAATAAATCAGCTGTTCTTGAGACTACGCTCATTAAAGTTTCCTCAGTTTATCTATTATGACTTGATCTAATGGTATTTCTACCTTAGCATCTTCCGGAAGATAATTCAGGAAGATTAAAAAAGTCTTTAGCATTGAATGATGTTCTGGTTCTATTTTAAACCACATCATTCTGTTAGCTGCTTCAATACCAAAAACGTTATATAAGACAATAATGTGGTTCAATATAAGCCTTTCTTGCAAGTCATCATATTGTTCATATCGTCTAAGTAATCGTTTTAGATACTTAAATCTTGTTAAATCTTCTTTAAACTCTTCAACGTCACAACACTCAGGATTATTGTAATGTTGTGACGCAAAGAGCTCAAAGTTTCTACTAGTTAGTTTGTCAAATAATTTCATCATATATTATATATAACTAGTCTTCTTCGTTGTCTGCCTCGTAACCAGCATCGACGTAATCAAAGAATTCTTTCTTCTTATCGCCTTCTAGTTCACCCGGTGATTTAACACCAAACTTTTTAAGAGCTTTGTTAAAGAATGCTTTATACTTAGCTTTATCTTCTAAAAGAGTATTCATAGCATGAGCTTCTTCAATTACCGCTTCGCTTACTTCTTCATTAGCTAGTTGTAATGCAGCTGCTACTTCTTTATCTTTAGACAAACCTTTCTTCATCTGTTCGATTTTCTTAACAGCACCAGTCATATTACCACCCATCTTAAGAGCAGTTTCTACAGCTTTCTTAACTAAGCCTTTATCAGCCTTTTTCTTGGCCATCATAGCAGCATAGTTAGCAGGAACTTTTACTTCGTCAACTTCTTCCTCGTCGTCACAAGAAGCTTCTTTAACTACAGAACCATCTTCTTTTTCGCCAGACTTCTTAACTTTATGCTTGCCTTTAAACTCTTTTTCGCCTTTAGCTTTAGGCTCAGCCACTTCATCAACTTCTGGCTTGTCATGGGTATAACCCTTCTTAGCAAGAGCTTTATGTTCAGCTTCGTCTTTAGCCACTTCTTTTTCACCAGTCTTTGGATCAAACATATCGTGTGGATATTTTACTTCTTCTTTTACTTTACCTTCGATTACATCGCGAACAGAATCAGCAACGCTTGCGATAATATCGTCTTCATATTTTTTCATATCTTTCTCCTATTTTATGAAAAGCATTCCTGTGATAGCTGTTGCGGCTGATGCCATTACTATCCAGAATAGTTTATTAATTATATTTACAGTCGCTTGATTTTCTCTCACGACTTGATCTAACTTATCAACTCTATTTATAAGAGTTAATATTTGTTCTCCTTGTTGCTTACCAAACTCAGCCATTGTAGCGATCTTTTCTTCGGCACGAGCTAATGATATAATAGCATCAGAAAGCNTATCTATTTTTTCTTCGATTCTATCNAATCGTGCTGATTGTTGAGCACGTTGTTCATTAGCTGTTTCCATATTTTACAACNCTACATTTTAAAGGTGTAACACCTTTTATTAATCTATGGTATTCATGATGTTTGANNTCAAACACCATACCCTTTTTTAAAAGCCAAGGTAAACATTTCTGTAATTGAAACTGCCAACCTTCACCTTCTAATATTTCTATTTCTCTGTCTTCAAAGTCTCTATGCCAAACGTATTCAGCGTCTTCGCACGTGGGGTCAAAGGTTCTTACCTCTCCATCTTCCCAATACGGTTTACCAAAAGTAAGATCCACCACCTTTAAGCCCCAAGTCTTTAGCATACTTCGGGAGGCGACACGCCCAATAGCCTGCTTTCATTTTGTCAGTCTTAGTATCACAGTTATGACGAGATGCAAAGTTTCTTGCAGCATCTCTATCTCCAATCTTTGATGTAAGACCACCCTTTTCGTCGCCAAATTCTATTTTCTTTACGTTTCCAGTCTTAGGATTTTTAACGTAAACAACGTATTTCTTTTTACCACTAGATCGCTTAGGTTTGTTTAACTCAGGATCTCCAGCTTCGTCGATTTCGATCATAGGCTGTTCTAAAGGAACTTGAACTCCTTCGTACAAACCAAACCTTTCTTCAATATGTTCTAAAAAATTATGCATTAGTTACCCTTTATAGTTCTTACGATTTTACTAATTATCATTTTAAGAGCTGNTTGGTATGCAAATCCNTATCCCCANAACCAATGNAACGTGTGGTTTTTTTCTATTTCTTCTTTACCACCAAACTTTCTAGTCCAGTTATCTACAAACTCGCCTTTATATCTCAATACGGCATGTGATACTTTTGTTTTACTTGGTCCTACTAAACATATACCAGCTTGATGTGTAATTAATAACCACCACATTTTAAGATGACTTTCTCCAGCCAATCTCCAAAGGATAGATAGCGCATAGTCTTCGCAATCTCCTACAAACTTACCTTCAGCGTCTTCTGAATAGATAATTTTCCAAGAATCAGCAGCGCCGAATTGTTCTTTATCGGTTCTATACTTCCACTTTGCTGTAAACGATGATACTATTTTATCTCTTGATTCTACTTCTTCTCTATTCATTTCTTTTGTCCTTTTATCCAACGTTGAGCTATAGCGTTTTCAGGAGCTTTATCAGCCCAAGTTTTTATTCTTTTAAACGCCCCAATCGTCTGACTATCAATGTCAGAGCCTTTAGAGTTATCAACTATTAATAATCTGTTTCTAAATAATCCTTGAAATTTACCAATATTCTTTTGAACATCTTTCCACATTTTAGTAACTAAACTGTCTTCTAAAGATCGAGATCTTAACTTGTTTCTTTCTAATGCAGTTTCTAAATCTGTATTAACAAATATCATATGAACAGCATAGCCAATTTCTCTTAACATATCAACTTGCTTTTTAATCTTATCATAGTCCTTACCAGTACCATCAATAACAATACCCATTCTACCTTGAAGAGCAAAGTTCATTTTCTTACCAGTAATAGCTTTTGCTTTAGCTCTTACAGCTTGACCTTGAGCTGATGCAATATCTTCTGGAGAAGCAGTAAGTCCTGCTTTCTTTAATCCCTTTTCAAAAGCATCATCAGAATTAATTAATCTAAAACCTAATGCTTGTAAAGCTGTTTTACCTACAACAAATGATTTACCAGAACCTGGGCCACCTGCTAAGAATACAGCTTTAAAAATAGAAGGATCGTTTACGCCTTCCATAAGTTCTAAATGTTCTTTAAAATTATCCATTATTTTTTAATATCGTATCTAAATGATTTATCTTTAGCTTGGCCTTTCTTTGTAATACCATAGCCAGCCATTTGAGCTAGTGCTTGTAACTTAGGCCAGTTTTTTTCAGATTTCTTTTGGCTTCTAGCTTTAAACATATCATCTTTAATCTTTTTAAATAGAGTATCAAGTATATCCATATCATCCATTACAAGAGGAGACTCATCAATGGAGTCTTCTTTAGCATACTTAGCTTTAAGTCTATCTAGCTCAGCTTTACGATCTTTAGCTCTCTTATCTAGATCAACGCCTTTACCTTTTAAGCGTTTAGTTAATCTTGATGCTGCTGATTTTGCTTCTTGTATTTCTTTAAATGTTTTCACTAGCTTCCCCTTACCTTTGCTGCAAGATCTTTATCAGCTTTACCCCATGTTCCAGATGACTTAGTTGTAAATGAGTTAACTCGAGCTAATCCCCACTGAGTTGGATTTGTTCCTGGTCTATGACTTGTTTTCCAAGCAGCATAACCACGATCAAATACTTTCTTTAGGATACCATAAGGCATGCCTGATTTTTCAGCTTTCTTTTTAAGTGCTGATTTAGCATCAGCTTCTTCTAATGATTGTGAAAAGCTTTTCATTTCGCCAAACTTCTTTTTAAAATTCTTGGTATGTTGGCTTTCAGGTGCATTAGGTCTTTCTTTATCATGAGCTGCTTTTTCTTTAGAATCCATATCGGTATATTTCTTTTCATCTAAATGTTCTACATCATCTAACCAAACTCTCTTCTTCCATTCGCCAAATTCGACAACTAAAAAGTTAGTGCCACATCTTTTAATAACACCAATTTGATTTGTTTCTTTTAAAACAACTTCATCGCCTTTTTTAAAAAGGTTACCTGTTATAAACTGTTCTCTTTTTTCTGATACTGTTTCTAGTTCAACGTGCTTTCGATGCATGTGAGATTCTTTTAGACCCATACCCTTTCTAATAGTATTAAACAGCGCCTTTGAATCTTTATAACCTTTAGGCATTCCCTTTGTAAAATTTTCTAAATCGTTATCTGAAGCATATGCTCTTAATTTAGATGCAGACATACCTTCAACGCCTTCAGCATCTGGATCTCTTTCTCCAGCTGAAACGATTTTAATACCATTTTGAAAGTTATAGAAACCATGTCTAGAATCGACACCGTTATATTTATTGAGAAGAGTATCAAACTCTTTAACTCTATCTGAGCCTGCGACCATAGTTACTGAGGTATAACCTTGGTCATATAATTTAGTAGCAATGTCCATAACATGTCTAACATCGCTATCAGCCATTACGCTACGAGCATGTTTTGGAAACATTTTGCGTAAGAATTTTACTTTGTCTTTAAACGATAAAGGATTCTTTTTAGCATCTTGTGATTTTGAACCATATATACGATATGGATTACTACCAGCCGTTTTCTTTAGCTTGTCAAAAAGTTTCTCATGGCCTGAAGTTGGTGGATTAAATCTACCAAAGACGAAATAGACTTCGCCTTTAGCTTCAGTTAAATAGTCGCTAAAACTTTTAATTTTCATATTATTCGTCGTTACCTTTGCTCTTCAATTTAGCTCTATCAGCTTTCTTAATTGCTGGTAGTAACTTTTTAGCAATCTTTGCAATTGCTCCTTTTTTAGATACTAATTTCTTTTCAATACCAGCTCTGCCAGCATATGATAGATCACCTTTCTTTTTATTCTTAAGTATTTTTTGTATCATGATATCACGAGCTTGTTTCGTGGCACGACCTTTGAGTTTTTCGGGAGATGCTAATTTTTTTGCTGCTTTCTTTTTACCTAGAGCAATTTTAGCTTTGTTTTTTCTGAAACTAGCTTTCATCTTCATTCTATGCTGAAGTGTCATTGCTTCAGAAGTATCAACAGACTCTTCAGATAGTTCTGCTTCGTGTTCTTTAAACGTTTTCATTTTTATCCTCGGTTCCATTTAGTTAGGATTATCCCAACCTTTAATAATGTCTTTGCTAAAGTTATTGGTAGAAAATTCTAATCTATCAACTAATTTAACTGCTCCACCTTCCATACGATCTATTGCAACAAAACCTTCAGGGTTGGTTACCTTAAATCCGGATTTAGTCTTAACAAAAGTACCAATTTTATTTAAACCATTTAGTTTATTTATAATAATTAATTTGCTATCTACCACTAAATTTTGTAAATCAAACACATTCTGTAAGTTTTTTATATTAGACTTGTCAAAAAATGCAAGTAATTGATCTCTTTTAGCAATTTGAGTATCTTTACCCTTTTGACTATTTCGCTTGTCAATCTCTTTTTGATAACGATCTTGAACAAACATAATAAGACCAGTAGCATGCTTCTTAGTGTCTGTGATTCTTTGACCTTCTCTGACTTTCCTATTGTTATACACATTAATAACAAGGTTTAGTTCTTTGTTTGACTCTAACTCTTTAAGAGTAGATCCAGATATTTTTTTAAATAACTTACCAGCGGCTGAAAGTTTACTATTAAGTAATTCAGTATCTTTTTTGGTTAATGTAGCAGTTCCTGATAGATCAGATAAAGTAGCATCGACCATCCAAACATCTTTTGAAGCTTTTAATTTTGGTACAATTTCTCTACCAAATTCAGCTATCATCGTTTCGAATGTTGCTCCAGAATACGTTGTATGCCAAACAATTCCGATCTTAGCTGATCCAATCGTCTTAGCGAGAGCACTACCAGTAGGTACTGCGTAAGCGATAGTGTTAGGATGAAACACAATATGACTAACTCCATTTATATTCTCCTTTTTAAGGTCNGACTTATCGAACATAAAATCACCTTGAATCACGCCTTTCACACCNAGAGGCTTAATGTAATCAAAGGCCATTTTCAACTTTTTAGCTAAATCTCCAGAAGTATCAGCATCGATATCAGCATGAGACTTATAGATCTTTGGATTAGCATTAAAGATACCTTTCTTTGCTACAAAGAATTGTCCATCAGATGGATCTTCTCCAGCAAATACGGCGGGAGCGCCATCCCATTTAACAGTAACGTCTACTGCAGATTTTGCGTTACCCGACAGCATATCTCGCAATGATCTCAATGCAAGTATAGCTTGGCGCGCTCCCTTAACTCCGCCATCAAGAATAAGATCTTC